CTAAAGTCAGACTCTACACGCTGTTCATTGCGACCAGGTAGCTCAATTATATCTTGAATACCTATCTCTTCAGATACGAAACCGTATCTATCTGGAAATAACCTAACCTGAGGAAGGTTGGGGCGAACATACTCTTGAATCTCTTCGCTAGTCATATTCCAAGTAGCTAAAGATTGGCTTATGAGACGCTCTTGATTGCTTTGAAACGGCCCAATATATTCCTGTGGAGGCATTGCGGCCTCAACTGGATTAGGGTTCCACGGTCTACGGTTATAAACTCCGTCTGCTTGTTTTCCTGGCATTAGTCTTTTTTCTCTGTACCCTTGTATTTAGCAACGTGTTCTTCAAACTCTTTATGTCTAGAAGCTCTTGCAGTGTCGTGAACCTCTAGTGAGTGGTTGTCATCATTTGCAGTGTGAAAGTTATGGTCGCCGCATGCTGGGCAGCTTACTTTGTAAAGTGGCATTTATCTACCTCGCTTTAGTTTTGCAATATCTGAGCCGCTTACTGGATACTCTCTGTGCGGGTAGTATGAAGCGGATGTAACAACATCATCCCAACCGCCATCTTCATTTGGCTCTTGTGTATGAGCTGGTTCATGATAGTTTTCTGATAAACGTGGGGTTTTATTAGAACCAAATGGAACAAAAACTTTAGCATTAGGATTATCTAACCCAGCTTTTACGGTTTCTGGGTATTTAAATCCCTGTGGTTCAAATGAAGCTCTGCGTTTTAATTCAAACTGGTCATCGCCTTTACGATAAATAGCCATAACTATCTCCATTGAGGGCGCATGCGAGACATCTGCTCTACACGTACTTTGTTGATTGACATTGGGGAATCGCTTCTAACTGTTGGGCCAGCTTTTCCATCATTTGGCAAATGTGGACGTGGGAATAACGCCGCATCTTCCACATTTCTTTTTACTAAATACCCATTATCTGTTTTAACTGAGGCCATCTGTCGTTTGATGCCTCGAGTATTTTCTAAACCTGCTGGGTAATAATAATCAGATTGGTCAATGCGCTCCCCGCGGTGAACACCACGTTGATAACTGCGCTGACCAACACGTATCTTTAAACTATCTAATACATTTTCTGATTGACCGTTAGGACGACCACGGTCATCACGACGTGTACGAATAGTTCCTAAATAACCATCTGGATATTCTGCTTGTGGAGTGCGACCAACGCCAATACGTAAGAAGTCAAGTTCTGAACGAGCAACGGGAGTACCACCTCCACCATAGTTGGTGTAGGTTCCCGACATACCCGCAGCGCCAAGGTTTTGCGTATTTTGATGTGAATTAGGCATACTCCTATGGTACGCCTTTTATATTAGACGGTCGCTTTAAACTCAATACCCTCGTAAATAGCCCACCCATCCATAATATGAATAGGTTGTAGGGTAAAACTGCCGTCGTATTTTACCCATCCAATCATGACTCCTTGTTGCCAATCTTCCCAGTGCTTGACTGGACGACCTTGGTCTGTTAATCCTGAACCGTAAGAAGGAACTGCACCGTCAACGCGGCATAAGCAACCTGGTGATGCTGATACTGAACGTATAGGGCCATCGCCATTAGCAACAGTTTTATATTGCATTTCCTGTCGGTGTGCGTGACCAAAAACTGTTGAAACATGTGGATTCTTATTTACATATGCTGAAGCTGTAGAACCGCCAGAACGTACAGTAGTTCCGTGTACAGCGCGTAAATGTGGGGTAATCCAGTATTCCCCCGCTGGGTATGCGCCTACATAATCAACATTAAGGTCATCCAAACGAAGTAGGTAAGGAATAGACATAACAGGCCAGTCTTCTGGGGTTGCGCCTGCGCGTTTAATTCCTTTAGAAGCCATAGCGTTCATTGTTACATACTTCTGCATACGACAATCGTGGTTACCTTCAATTAAAGTAATCTTTGCAGTTGGGCATGTAGCTCGTTGTTTAGCTAATAGGTTATGACCGTAATCAAGTGCTGGCTGTACGGTGTGTGCAAACATCTCTTCTTGTGCGTACTTGCCCATTGTTGGCAGGTCTAGATAATCACCTAAATGGATAATCTCATCCACGCCATATTTTTCTTCCATATAAGCAAGCAATTGAAAATGAATCTCAATTGCTGTTTCGTCGTGAAATGGGTCTAAGGTGCCGTCTTCATATTTACGGTACCCAATCTGTGGGTCTGGGACGAACATAATCAATCGTCCATCTTTTTTATTTTTGCGTTCTTTATAAGTTGCTGGCTTAATAATAGTAGGTTTTGCTGGTTGAATTGGAGGCCAAGACCAATCACCTACAGCTAGTGGGTTTGCTTCTACAAGCGCTTGGTCTAATAACTCTGAAATCGTTACTTTCGACATGTGCATCGTCCTTTGAAATGGTCGCGAAAAGCTGTCTCTTTCATTGGTAGTTCATATCCATTTGTTACCAATGCCTTCATGAAGTTTTTTATATCTAGCCCTAGTGTTTCATCACTTAGAGTATTAACAAGTTTTTCTTTCAACTTTGAGTCTTGTTTATCAAGCCATTTTGCTGTTGTGCAATAGCCTTTACGCCTTGTATTAACGGGGTTACTTGAAAACTCAGTTAATAAATCATCAATTGATTTCACTGTTATTCCTCTCGACGCCTCAAGCCTATCACAAGAATTGCAACTTGATGGAATAAAAAACCCCCGCTGGGGGACATCCAGCGGGGGTCGTTAGGCAACTGCGTTTTGTCGATTTATTTAATCGTTATTTTTTTAGCCTTCTTTTCCTCAGGAACAATGCGCTCTAAAGAAATAGTAAGGAAGCCATCGGTAAGCTTAGCGCCAACAACAACAACGTCATCAGCAATAGCAAACTTCTGGGTAAAGTTACGAGCAGCAATGCCTTTGTAGGCATACTCCCCGTCATCTTCTCCCCTATTTCCTTCAACGGTTAGGACATTTTCCTTGTAGGTAATGGTTACATCATCCTTCTTAAACCCTGCAATTGCAAGCTCAATTTCAGCCTTATCATCAGGCAAAGTCTTGATGTTGTAGGGAGGATAATTAGATTTAATGCGTACGTCCTCTAACTCTTTAAATAAAGTTAATTGACGGTCAAACCCCACAGTCCATGGGTCTAAAAAGTTATGTAAAATTTGAAACGGGTCTGTAATTGTTGTAGTTGTGACTGTAGGTAGTTTTTTGGGGTGCTCCCATTGAATTGGATAGCCTGAAGCCATAATATATCTCCTTAGACGATATAAGTTAAGTGACCCCCGATTGGCAGGTCAGTAAAAGTATACAACAATCTAATTTAAAATATATTCCCGAAATGCCAAAGCCCCTCGCATGGAGGGGCTTTGCGCTATTTAGTTGTAACTACTCAGACATGCCATCTTTAAAGTTGGGTGCTGAGCGATTTACCGCTGAAGAAAGGATTCGTCCATTGCCTTGTGTGGCGCCAGCTTCTGGAGCTGTGGATTTCTGGAACTTAACACGGATACCGTATCTTGCTCCACTTGTAGCAGTAATTTTAGTACGTGATGGCTTAGCCATCTTTGTTGGGTCGCCAGCTGCGGTGTTCTTCTTCTTTACAAGAGTGCCCTTTTCAGGCATAGCAACGCGTGGCTTTGAACCTGAAGCATTTGATGGTTCCGCAGATGTCGGAGCAATCGGTGCTGGGTTTTTCTTTGTATCTTTTTTCATTTAGTTTCCTTTGCGCGAAGGTATCTACAAGGATAGAGCCTATTTAAAGACTGTAGTGTCTTAACTGGCCTTAATATCAAAGACGATGGCAGAAATCTGACCATCATGACTTTCAATACTGGAGAAGCCAGGGATGCAGGTAAGGTCTAGGCCTCTTGGGGCTGTGTAACCACGTGCAATTGCGATGGCTTTTACTGCTTGGTTTACAGCGCCTGCGCCAACGGCGCGAACTTTACAAGTACGGGACTCATAAATGCTGTGTGCAATAGCAGATGCTACTGCTTGTGGATTAGAGCCTGCTCCTACGCGTAGGATTTGCTCTTCATTATTTTGCTCGGTCATGTGTACCTCGGTTTACGAATAGTAGAAGTTCCCCGTGGTAATTATTATGACGGCGAATAGTAAGGGTGTAAGGCTAAACCGTTCTGTAGTCAGGAGGGGTGGGAGCTGTAGCTAAGGCGCCACATAGATGGCATTCCATATCTAGCATATAAAGGCTTATTTCACCCTCTTCAAACATGGCTTTAACATTCCACAAAGTGGACCCACAAATACACACCTCTAAAGGCTGGTCTTTATCTCTTAGGTCTAACAATGAAGTCCCCCGCTATGTGTCTTGCTACCTCAATATAAATCTCTGCATTAGAAAACAAATCTTCTGGGTGGTATAGCTCATCTGGTTTACAACCCCAGTTATGCTTTAAATATTCTTTTAAACCTGGGACTAAACTGTCTACAAACTCACCAGGAGTCATGTAGCCGTACTCTCTTAGGTCATCTTCTTGTTTTTTCTTACTCATCCTTGGCCTCCCCAACCTCCGCCTTTAAATTGAACTGCTGGTGGTGTCCAAACTTTTGTCATAAAGTTTCCACACCTATCGCATGCTGGGCGGTCAGTAGAATCAAATGCTAAGTGCATTTCGACAGTGCTGTCACACGGCACACATGTAAAATCATATTTAGGCATATTATTTCTCTCTAAACTTTGGGTCCTGTAGCTTATCGTACACCTCTTTTTCATATGCCAAAGTATGGGTTCCAGACACCAACCTAGCTAAAGCGTACGAATCCGCAGCGTTATCGTCAGTAAATTCTGCATCCCACTTCTTATAAACGTAAAGAAGCATTTGGCTCTTTGGGACACCTTGACCTTTACCAGTTACGTATTTCTTTAGGTTAGTAGGCGGAACTATCAAAGGGTAAATACCGAAATCTAATAGAACTAGCTTTACCATTCCCCCGAGCTCACCAAGCATGTTAGCCATCTGTGAACCAAAGGCATATCCTTCCATGGCAACGTCAGCAATATCCCACTCAACTAAAGCATCCATTAAGTGCGCTTGAATATCACTAAGTCTTTCAATCCCACGCTTCTCAGATTTATACACTGTGGTTTGATACTTAGAGGAATCTTTATCAAAAAGGGTTATAGCGAATCCACTATATGACTGGTCTATGCCAGCGTATACAGGGCTACTGCTTTCAAAAGTTAGACCTCCATCAAATTTTTTTACAGAGCTCATTTAGGGGGTAAACCGATTGTTCATAATATTACGAGCAGCTGAGTTACGACGGGTAAGTTCTCGGCTGGTAAGTGAGTAGTAACGCTCAATGTTTTCTAAGTTATTTTCTAGAAGAACCTTGTAAGCATGGGCGTATTGTTTGGCATCTTGAAGGGCTTGAATCTCTGGTTCCTCATGTACTAATGCACGTAAAAGGACTGGCTTCTCTGTACTTTTACCAGTTGATTTAGAAAGCATACCCCGATTGACCGCGGTCTCGTAGGTGTTCTCAGCCTCTAGCTCCGCTAACCCAGCACATGCAACCTGGGTTCGAAGGAAGTTAATGTTCTCAATATAACGACTTGCCATCATCATCAACTCTTGGTCATCTATTTCAGTAATATCCGATGGAAAATCAGGCAAGTCAATGTTTAAATTAACTTTAATTGGCAACCCCTGAGATTGAAGTTGCGCTAGTACTCTGCCACTAATTCCCGTAGAAATAATGTTACTCATCATACCCCTTACATTTTGAACAACCACCGTTTGCAACGTTGCAAGCTGGTGCAGTCTTTGTATCAAGTGCTTCCATAATCATAGCAGCAGCGTCAAATAGACCAGCTGTTGCAAAGTCACTCTTAGGAACTACAAATTCTTTAGCCTCTTGGTTGGCTTTGTTCTCATAGATAAGCACTGCTTCTTGTGGATGCTCTGGTAGTTCAAGAAGCTCTGCTAACTTCATGTACATTTGAACCTGAGTAATATGATTCATAAACGGGGCTTTAATCTCTGCCCACATAGCTTCCATATCTCCTTTGTGTTCTCTTACAAGGTCTGGAGCTTCCCATCTAATTGTTCCAATACCAATTGACTTGACCTCTAACATTAAAGGGTCACCTAAACTAGTAAGCCAACCATCTGCATGACCTGAAATTCTTAATGGTTCATAGAACAGAGGAACTTCGTTGTATTGCAATGGTCCATCGTGACAATCAGAGCCACCCCAAAAGTACTCATCGCACTCAATGCAGTACCACTTACCATTAAGAACGCCCATCTCTTGAAACCACTTTTGCCACTTAGCGTGGATGTAGTGGCCTTCAGCAAAGACAGATTCCATACGTAGGCTGCTAGTTCTTTTTTGAATTGGGTTGCGGCCTTGCAATTGGAAGTAAGAGGCTCTATAACACCAGTCTTTTTTAACCATTTCAGAAGGGTGTAGAACATCTGTTCTACGACTCTGGTCTTGAGGTTTTGAAATTACATATCGTTCTACGGAGCCTAAGACTCTTGATTGTTTTTTGCCCACATCTACCAGTTTCTTTAGAGCGCCGCTTGGTTTTTGAGTGATTGCCATAAAGAGAACCTATCACACTTTCTTGGTAGTTACCCATTCTCCAAATGATTTACCAGCTTTAGTTGCTTTTCTTTTTAATGCATTTCTTTCTCGGTGACTCATGCCACCCCAAATTCCATGTTGCTCATCCATAGCATTGGCATACAATAAACACTCTTTACGCACAGGACATTCTGGCAGACCGTCTTTACCAAAGCACACAGCTTTGGAAACGTCGGCTATCTTTTTATACTTTGCTTTATCTCGTGGAGGAAAAAACATTTCTGTGTCCATGCCACGGCACTTTGCTTTATGTCGCCAACCCTCTAGGTGTCCGACGTCTTCTGGGAACAAGTACACTCCTGAATATTCTGGCGCAATTCCAGAAAGTCATCTTCAGTTAGTAATACGTAGTTCTCATTGTTGAGACTAAAACCGAGGACAGGCATCCGACTGTCAAAAATTGCTTCTCTGACAATCTTTTCTAGAACCGCAGCCTTAACGGATACGGAAGCTTTGCCTGTCCACTTATGCTCTACGAGCAAATCTTGTGAACGGACATCGCCTTTCCGACTCCAAAACGCACCGCTTCCAGCTGAACGCTGTCCGCCAATTGCTTTTGCTAATCGGTCCTCATGCTTCTTAGATTCTCGTTGTCCTTTAGATTTCATCGTCAGCAACGAACTTTGAACCCGCCTTAATTGAATCTAGAACATCTCGTTCTAAAGTCTCTTTAAGGTCAATCTCCTCGCGTATGGAGCTAAGCATAGCATCAGAACCCTGCCACTGCCTACCACCATAGCGGTAGTAAGCCCCAGCCCTGATAATAACCTTATTTAGAATACCAATAGCTAGTATTTCCTTGCCAAAATCAATCTCTCCAGCAGCAACTTCGCCACCTTCTGAGAAGTAAAAATCAAAAACAGCAACCTGGGATGGTGGGGCTGATTTATTTTTAATAACACGTGCTTTAATTGTCTGACCGATGCGACGTTTTTCCTGACCAGTTCCAGACTCAATCCATTCATCGCGTCGTACTTCCATACGAGTAAAGAACGCATAGTCTTTACCTAAACCACCTGGGGTAGTGCGTGGGTCTCCATACATAACCCCAATCTTTGAACGCCATTGATTGATTAGAATCCCAATAAACGGGCGCTCATACTCAATAAGGCTACGCTTAGATGCCATGCCTACCTTGCGAAAAAACTTGTTAGTAAGAAGGGCGCCCCGACCTACGGTTGATTCTTCCATTTGTTTCTCATCTTCTGAGCTAGGAACCAAGGCAGGAAGGCTATCAATAACGACGCAATCCACAGCTTTGCTTTCCACGATTTCAATAACCGCTTCATATGCTTCCTCCATAATGTTTGTAGAAACTACGTAAACTCTTTTTGTATCTACCCCGCACAACTCAGCGTAAGCAGGTACCCATTGCTCTGCAGCAATCCATACCGTTGTAAACTCTGGGTCACGCTTTTGGTTTGCAGCAATAGTCTTAAGTGCAATTGCAGTCTTGCCATTGCTTGCTTCACCAATAATTTCATGCCATTGATTAACAGGCCATCCACCACCAAGGGCAACATCTAAACTAATAGAGCCAGTGGTAAGACGACTCAAAACATCATCTCTAATATCTGAACCAAGGACTACGGTATCTTCACCGTACTTTTTATTAATCTTTGTTAATATTTTAGTTAATTCAGCATTCATTAAATGTGTCCTATGATTGTTGTTGGATTAAACCCACCAGTTGGTACTTGTGTAGCTGGGGTTGCTGGCCCACCGCCCCCACCTTGACCAACAATTCCAGTGCCTGCACCAGAACCTGATTGTTGAATAGGGTATCCACAGTCATAACATCGTGGACGTGACTCAGCTGTACCGCCATAGTTACCACTATTACAGCCTGGACAACGCGGTGTCATTGGAACAGTCTGTTGTGAAGTTGGGTAAGACTGTGGTTGTTGCGTCGGCTGCTGATAAACAGGCTGCTGTTGCGGCATGTTTGGCTGCTGCGGTTGAGGAGTTGTCCCCAATTTATTTGACCACCAGTTGCTACTCATCATCATGCTCCATTTCTACTAAGTCAGCGTCAAGTAATTCTCCTGGCGCTATCAATCCTATCTCCATTGCTGATGAAAATGCACCAACCAAAGCAGACATTCCTACCATCTTGTACATTAATCTCATCAAGTTCTCTTCTTTATCTACCTCTTCTGTATTATCAGGGTTTTCTTTTCTAATCTCATCAACCTGTAATGAAACAATAACGTCTGCACCCATCTCCGCAATTGTGTGAAGGAAAGGCATTATAAACTCAATGCGTTTCATACGCATATCACTATCAGCATTTTCCATCTCTTCGCCTTCATCAGATACGGGGTTCAAACCAAGTAGAGTTGCTAAATCATTTGGCTCACCTAATCCAGAGTCATAGATATACCAACGAAGCAGTGTGCTTAACGGAAGTTCTTTTCTTAAAAACTCAATCTCAGTGGGGGCATTCTTTTTTCTTTTAAACCATTTCACTTAGCTTCTCCCCATCTCTGTACGGTTTTTACGTCAGCAATTAAAGGTATGTCTAAGACCTTTATGCCTTCCATCGCTTCACGAATACTTTCCGCCGTCTTCTCTGCTAAAGAGTCTGGGGTAAGGGTTACAAGTTCGTCATGAACTGTTAGAAGAATCTTGGCTTCTGGTGGTACCAACTCATGAGCCCTAATCATAGCAAGTTTCATGATGTCTGCTGCTGACCCTTGGATACGCGTGTTGAAAGCCTGACGCTCAGCACCAGCCCTAACACCGAAGTCTCTAGATGCAATCTCTGGTAGGTAACGTTTTCTACCCATAAGGGTGGTGACATATCTCTTAGCCTTAGTCTGAGCAACCACCTTCATTCGATAGATGTTTACCGATGGAAACTTTGCTGCAAAGTCTGTGAGTAAGGTCTTAGCCTCTGTAACTGAACACCCTATAGAACGGGCAATCTTATCGGGACCAACCCCGTAAGCCATAGCCAATACAAGCACTTTACCAGCCTGACGATTAACACCCATGGTGTCTCCTACAGTGGTGTAGATGTCCCCACCATCCATGTAGTTTCTCATCATAATAGGGTCTTTAGACATAGACGCAATGATGCGAGGTTCAATCTGTGAGTAGTCAGCAACAACTAATTTAAAACCCTCAGGTGCGTAGAATAAGTTACGAATAGCTTTACCGTGTGCGGTAGCTGGATTAGGAACGTTCTGTAAGTTTGGATTACGGCTAGAGAATCTGCCAGTCTCTGCACCATGTTGAATAAAGTCTGCATGAATACGACCGTTGACAAGAAGGCTATCTTTGTATTCTGTTTTAGACTTTCCACCAACAGTTCTAGTTACATCCCCACCTAGGTAAGGAATAACGTAAGTAGTAAGCAACTTATTTAAATCTGAATATTCTAGTAACGCTTTAACTAATGGGTCTTTATCTCTGTGTGGCTCTAGTGCTTCCGCGGATACAGAGTAGTCCATGTACTCAAGCTCTTTGCCTTCCATATCTTTCTTGATACCTTTGCCAGTAAGAATCTTAGGTTTTAAACCGCGACCTCCCTCTGACTTTTTTGAATACAAAAGGTATTGCTTCTCTTGATTTGAATTTATATTAAAAACTCTTCCAGCAACCTTATAAATCTCTGAGCGAGCAGCTTCAATATCTTTCTCTAATTGTTCATGAAGTTGTTCTAAAGCAGACATGTCAATTGGTGCACCAGCAAGCTTCATATGACAAAGAACTTTAAGTACATCCATCTCTAACTTCATAATCTTTGTAAGCTCTGCTGCTTCAATCTTTGGAAGCACGGCCTTGTATAAAAGAAATGTGTATTTAGCGTCTAGGTATGCGTATTTAGCTACCTCACTAAATGGGTAAATCTCTACCTGAGCACCAACACCCTTAGTCATTTCAAATCCAAGTTCCCGTTGTAAACAGTCATCTAAACCACACTTGTTTTTATTGCGGTTGTCATAGATAAATGAACCAACCATAGTGTCAAAGTATGGGCCAGAAGGTATGCGCCCGCCTAAATATTTAGCAACCGATGTAAGGTCAAAAACTAAGTTGTGACCAATAATCAATATCTCATCGTTAAAAAACAAAGGTTCTAAAGCTTTAAAGACCTCCCCAGGAAATAGTTGAGAGGGAGCTGGACCAAATACTTTAGTAGATTTCTTTGCGTCTCTAGAGTAGTCACTTGGTCTGGCGTCTAAACCAGCAGCAACTCTCTTCTCTCCTTGACCAGTTAATGGAAATGACTCAGACTCAAACTCCCCATGTGGATGTCCCATTGGGATAACATCCCCACGCCCGTGGGTGGCAAAGCTAAGCCACATAACTTCATTAACAACTGTTACACCGCGACGTGGTCCTACAGTTTCACAGTCAAAAGCAAAAGAATCTTGTTGGAGATAGTAAGCAACCATCTCGTCTAATTGTTTTTTAGTCGTAATAATGTTCAAATTTTTATCCCTGGAATAGGGCCTCAGGGCTGAGCAGGGGATAGTCTGCTCAGCCCGTTGGCGTTCTAATTGTGGCTAGAGGAGTGAGTCAGCAATTTCATCAAGCTCTGCCCATGTGTGTTCCTTAATAACGGAACGTTCGAACGGCTCAATAAGTGCAACTTCTTTCTCTGCCATCTCAGGTGAGATGCCCCAGTCTTCCATAAGGTCACGAGACTTTACGGCATTGAGGTGATAAACAGTTTGCTGTTGTTTGCCTGTACGGCTAATGGCCCAAAAGTTTTTTGTAAGTGGACCTTGTGGTGAGAACTCTGCAGCATGCAAAGTTTTATATAAACGTGGTGATGCAATAAGCATCTTTCGTTCAACTCCTGCTGGAGTTACAATTGCAATTGTAAAAGCACGCTTGTCTTCAGGCTTGCTTCCAAGCTTTGTTGCTAGAGGGTCGTTGGCACCTAATGAAACATAGGAGCGCTTGCCGACAGTCTTCTGCTGTAGGAAGTGTTGCTTGTAGATTGCAAATGGACCATTCTGGTCAATGAACTTAACAATAGTAAATTCACCATCAACAAACTTAAACTCTGTTGGATAGTTAGTTACTGATACAGATAGCTGTTCTGCTGCTTCCCAGCCAGATGCTACTGCGGTGGATGTTGCTTGCTCTGGACGAGCGTCTACTGAGAATTCATCAGTCTCAGGCATATATTCTTCAGTACGGTTTACTGACATTTTTTTCCTTTGCTAGTTAGGTTCTGTTGTTTTAGTTTCTTGTGCTCGGAGTTCAATCCAAGCCTCAGCAATTGCGTTAGTCAATTTCTGGTTAGGCCATTTTAACCTAGTTTTATCTAGAAGTCCAGCCTTTCCAAATAGTTCAACTACCACATTAACCTGTGGGCGAGAGTATAACCTCTGCCCACGGATTACTTTTCCGTCCTTTGTTTGGATATCAGGACTGCGGTATGGCGACACTGGCAGGTAGCCATTGTATAGCCACTTCTTAACCGTAGATAAAGGGCGTCCTAAAGCGTTAGCTAATGCCACATTAGTAAAGAACTCCATGTCTTTACCGTTAGGCATTTTTTTAATTAACGGTTTAGCATCCCACCCAAGGTCAGTAGGCACGTCTACTTTCTTTAGGTCACGGCGTTTTCTTTTACTGCCTGGATAAAATTTATCCAGTCCAGCAAATATATTGTCTATCTCGTCAGGCACTTATTTTCCTACGATAAATGCGTACGTTACTTTAGAGGGAAACATAGTATCTATATCTTCTTCGGTCAAGTGACCATTATAAAAAGCAGCCATGATTGCAGATTCATCAAGTGTAGGGGTCATTTTAATACAGGTATCTTTAATACCTTTTTTAGTTAGGATGATTTCTGCAGCAGCAATATCTAGATTTTTTGATACGCGCTTTTGTTTCATGATAGAGATTTCATTCTCTTCATCAGGAATATTTAAAACAATATGACCACGGTCATCTTCTGAGCCATGCTCATCAATAGATGCTGTTAAACGTGTTTTGATTTCTGTTTGACGTTTGCTTAGTAAATCAGCTTGGTCTTTTAAACTTAGGTATTGACGTACTTCATTCTTAACGGATTGTAAATCCATTGCTATCCCCAATCAGTAGTGTTGGGGAAAACTTAATACCCATTCAAGGGCGTGTCAAGTTACTTTGCGTTATTTGCTTTGATGCCTCGGTAGCCAGTCTTTTTCTTATTCATGCTGCCAGGTTTTTTGTAGCCTCCGCCAGCTGGAGTTGAAGCTTGACGTTGAGCTAGGGCTTTAGCAATCTTATCGTGGTGTTTCCCCATTTGTTACGCCTCTTTAATATAGAGTTCAAGGGCTTCAATAATAATACTGGTAACCGTGACCTTCTCAGCTGCAGCTTTCTTTTGGACAGCTTTCCACAGGTCATCTGGTACGCGGATGGTACGCGTTGGGGTTTTAGGTGCGTTAGGCATTGAATAATTGTACCTGCCCAACGATAATCGTTGGGTGTAAAGCTCTCCCCCAAGGACTCGAACCTCGATAGGCGGAACCAGAATCCGCAGTCTTGCCAATTAGACGAAGGGAGAATGGAGCGGTTGACGAGGCTCGAACTCGCGACCTGCACCTTGGCAAGGTGCCGCTCTACCAACTGAGCTACAACCGCATTGCTGCCCCACCTGGGCTCGAACCAGGGACCTAGCGATTAACAGTCGCTCGCTCTGCCAGCTGAGCTATAGGGCATTACTACACAGAGGATGATATCAGAAACTGTTTTAATCCTTCTACGCTCATTGGGACGCCGCCCTTATCATCTATACCTTCACCATCAATTACGGCATTAGCTACAGCGCTCTTATGTTGTAGAGCTTCATACTGACGTTCTTCAATAGAACCCCCGACTATGATGTCTTGAATTACAATTGAGGGCCAGGTTGATGAGGCTCTTTTAATTCTTCCGTTTCTTTGGATTGCTGCTCCTGAAGACCACGGGAGGTCATAGTTGACCAAGAGGTTAGCTGCAGGTAAATCGACCCCATACCCACCAGCATCGCTAGACACCAAAACACGAACATCAGGACGTTCATTAAAAGCAATTTTATTCTCCTCTTTAGTCTTGGAGTCTAGCTTGCCTGAGTATAAACGACATTGTTCAGGCCCTAAAGCTTCAGCAATTTTATCTAGCATACCAACATAGGTTGCAAAAATCACGACTTTGTTATCTTTATTTTGTTCTAAAAATTCTTTTACATAATTAATAAGATAGTCTAATTTGGTAGAGGTAGTTACTCCATCTAGGTAACCATTAAGAACTAAGTCAGCAGCGTAAGCTGAACCCTCGCCGTTCATTAAATGAAACTTCTCTGCGCTTGTCTTAAGAAGGTCTGGGTGTGAACATAGCATTTTTAAACACCCAATCTTAGACATAATTTTTCCACGCATTTCATCCTCAGGACCGCCGCGACGGCTAGACTCAACACCGTAGTGAGCCATAACATTGAAGTTAGAACCAAACATAGACTGAGCTTCGTCTAAATCAAATAACAAATCTTTAGTTATACGTTCATATAAAGCTGAAGATTTTCTATCAAGAATTATCTTGACAGGGTCTTTGTGGATTGAATCGGGTAAGTACGGCGCTACGTCTGGGTCTTTCTGAGCCTTACGTACGCAGGCTTCCTTTAACTTAGTGTGGAGTGTTGGTAAGTTTCTGTAATACTGAGGAGCGCCCCAAGAGTTTCTTACAATAAAAGCAGCATCAAAGATGTCAAACCTACCAAGTACGTTGGCGTCAACAAATTGCATAATGCTATAAAGCTCTTCAGGTTTACCGTTTTCAATAGGAGTTCCTGTAAGGGCAAAACGATAGGGCGCACTGACAAGCTTCTTTACTGCTTTGGAACGCTTGGATTTAAATGACTTGATGGCTGTGGCTTCGTCAAGGACAACAAATCCTCGGGGGAGCTCTCGTACGTGAGACCAATCGTTAACAACTTGCTCATAGTTAAGGATGATGTAATCAACCCCTGAATTCCTCCAGTCATAGGCAAGTTCATATTGCTCTGCCCTTTTCTTCGGCGTTCCATCAACAACCAAAGTGCGTGAAGTTCCATTAGTAAATTTCTCTATCTGATTAGCCCACTGATATTTCAATGAGGATAGACAGATTATAATCCCTGGCTCTTTAATTTTGGTCTCATCCATCAAACGTTCTATGGCAGCAATAGTAAGAACTGTTTTACCTAACCCCAAGTCATAGGCAACCAACATCTTGCCTTGCTCACACATACGGTCTACAGCCTCAGGCTGATAAGGAAGTAGGGTGCCAGTAAATGTCACAGAGGAATCTCGTTAACTCTGTCTTTAGACCAGTGGATGTAAGACCTAATATAAACAAGAGCGTAGGCAAGAGCGGAGAATATAAACCCGTACTGGTCAGTCATAAGGGCATATGTAATCCATAGGCACTCGTTAAACAGAAGGACTAGCCAACCCCATATAGTCTTACGACCTACAAAGTAAATACCTGACACACCTATAACGGCTAGTATCCAAGACCAATATTGCATTAGATATAAGCTCGCATCCTAGTTTGTATAAGAACTTTAAGGTCATCAAGGGTACCGTTGTTCATAAATATTTGGTCAACTTTTTCCCCGTCCATCGCGGACTCTGAGTTGTGAGCATTTACCGCTAAAACGCCTGAACGTTTTATACGCCAAATCTGTGCGTTGTCGTAATCTCTAATAGCCTTAGCTTCATTTGGATACCTAACATCAGTAATAACATAGTTAACCTCTCCAAATAACTGAAGACCACTTAACGCATGCTTTACCCAAAACATGTCACCAAAAGTTTTACGGGCACCAACTCCGAGCCTTTGAAGAAGGTCACGAGCCTCGGGGTAGTCAACCTTAACTCTGTCCCACCCGTATACATCTACCAACCCTTGAACTCTATAACCTTCTTTGAGCATCGGATTAGTTTCATATAACAGGTCACGTATGGGGTCAGCAAAAGCGACTCGTTGGTAACCGTAATTCTCTACAAGGATATTAGCTACAGTATCTTTACCCGACTGTGCGTATCCAGTTAGTCCAATAATCATGCGATAGCCTTTGCTCCGTGAACGCAATGCTTAGCGTTATCTAAACCCCACTCTATCTCAGCTTTGCTCATACCGCCAACATCTTTCATACCAGTGTCTGCATAGTTAAAGAACCAACACTCTAACCCCATCTCAGTAGCTAATGCTAATAAACTTAAAGAGGAGCCCTTACCTGAGTCATCATTGTCCATTGCAAAGACTACTTTTTCAGCCCCGCGTATTAAATTAAACTGAACCATCGACACGGCGGAACCATAGGTTGCTACGCCTCCTGTGATGCCTACAGACTCTAATCTCACAACATCCAATGGGGACTCAACAACAATCATTGTTCCCCCTTTGTATTGGTTGTATCCAAAAAGAGTTGTACTTTTTTGAACACCGACAGGTTGATTTTTAAAGTACCGTGCTCGATGCCCTTTCTCTTGCCATCCCAACAGCTTACCTGTTGACGGTTCTCTAATAACAGTTATCCAATTAGAATGTCTTTCATCCCACAAAAGGTCATGCTTGATTGCAGCGGAGGCGGTAAGACCACGAGATTGAAGGGCGTCAAGTGGGGGTTTAACAAATGCAGAAAGCATTGACTCTGTAATAAAGGTAGGTTGTTCAAATATCTCTTTAGGTTTTAAAGCTCTCTGTAATGAATTAGTTAAGTTAACGTCACCTGATGTAATAAAAGCTTTTGCAGCTTCATAGTCAGAGCCTTGAATCATAGAGACTAAAGTTGTTAAGGCGCCTTTGTGACCACATGAAAAACAAAGGTTTGCACCAGTGTCAGCATTAATCCAGAAAGACGGATTTCTATCTTCGACTCCCTTTATTAACTTGTGAACAGGGCAATAACATTGAATCTCATACCCACGAACAGATACAACCTCAACACCTAATCTGTATAACGTATCCTGCATCTCATCTACTGTCATACCTGCCAGTCATCGCCTTCCATCTCACGGAACTGTCCAGTGTTCCAATCCCAGTTAAGGGCAACCTCTGAACGCCCTGAGTTACGGGAATCAAGAATCTTTAGCATACGCATGTCGTCAATAGCATCATCAATTCTTTGAAGACCAAAGATAACATCAGCGTCTTGATGGAAAGAAGATGAGTAACCAATAGAGTCAGCGGTTAACTGCCCCTTTTTCATTTTCCAATTTAAAGCCTGAGTAGAGATAACGACAGGAACTTTAAATTTCTGTGCCATACGTTTTAAAGAACGAGTGATGTTAGTAATGGCCTGTGGAGTGTTAGCCTCGCCTGACTGCTCATCAATCATGAGATAAGTACCATCAATAAAAACAACATCAGGATGCAGTACTTGAATCTTACTTGTAATGCCAGTGACGGTTGAACCAGCAGCCGAATCTACTAACCAGAATCTTTCACGCATGCCTTCAATTCCTTGAAGCACTCTCTTGTATCGAGTCTCTTCTTCGGGGGTAAGCTTTCCATTAATCAATCGGTTATGTGATACGCGAGCTTTTTGAGCATCGTAACGAGTGAGCTGTTCATGGTTGCTCATCTCAAATGACTGAAACATTACTTTCTTATCAGTCATGTGAACGTTCTGTGCAATCTGCAAAGCAAGGGTTGACTTACCAGTTTTAGGTGGAGCAACAATAACAATCAACTGACCGTTCTGTAAACCACCAGTTGCTATGTCAATAGTTGGAAAACCAGTCGGAACTCCAAGTAACCCTGGGTTGTTCTTGCGCCACTCATACTCATCAAAACGCTTGGTAGCTTCTGATGTTAAATCTAAATCGTTAGTCTTACTTAGGCCGTCTTCTTCTAACTTTATTAAACCGCTTTGAATATTAAGAATAGCTTGCTCATGGTTTTGTTCTTTTTCCAAAGCACTGATAGCGCTTTGCACCATCCCAATAGTGTTGGCTTTTCTACGAGTAGCAACAACTGCATCAATTAAGTACTCAACAGAGTCTGATACAGCTGCTGGTACATAGTTGGGGAAGTTTTCTTTTATGACATCAAGGCTCGGTACCTCTGCATAATTAAAAAAATGCTGGCGAGTAAACTCCCAGATACGTTTGTTAGTAGGGTCTACAAACCAAGTGTCTTGTACGCCTCTATCAAATAGGGGAGCAACATCGCGGTCATGTAAGACTTTACTTAATAATTTACTTTCGTTGTTCATAAACCTTTGAAGTCCTTCCCCCAGTGCCCGTATCGAAGTAGCCTAGAGTCTACATCAACAACTCCAAGAACCTCGGGCCTGTAGGGAAGTTCTGAAACCAAATGATTGACCGACTCGTATGATGAAAAGTATCTAAACGGATTAGTACCCATGTTGTCAAGTGTATCCATAACCTTAGATAGCTCATCATCTGATAAATCAAATGAGACAACCTCTAATGTCACGCCAGCTTTAGTAGTAAACAAATATAGAAAGCTTAAGACATCTCTTCTAAACTTTTTGTCGACTTTTGGTACTGGAAAAAGTTTAGCGATTTTCTTTACAGTTATATTTATTTCTAAAAATATATCCGTAGTAATGAGGTAGCGTTTTGGAAGCTCATTACTAATATCCCCGTTTTTCACGGGTTAAAAAACTTCTATCTTACCGAACTTAATAACAAACTCTCGAAAATCAATGTTTGATTGTCGAGCTTTTTCGGCGTCGTCTTTAGTTGCCCGACTAGATATCTCTAATGGATAGTTACCTTTGTTGTTATCAATTCGTGCTTTAACAAAACGAACATGCTTACAGGTTGCTCGTCCTCTAAATCCTGGACAGGTGCAACTTAGTGAATCACTATCTTTTTCAACAGATACCTCGTAGATACCTGGCCCAGGGGTTTGCTGTTGGCTAAGAAACACCTGAACTAAACGAGAGTCACTTGACACTATGTTCTCTTTCATTTACGCATATCTCCCTCTGTTGAAATAATTGGCATGTAACCAAACGCTTCGACTGCATAGCTTGCTGTCGAATCTCCGTATAACGCTGCCCATCCTTCAAGAGGAATGTTAGTGGTAACAATGGTCGGTAGTCCATTATTTACTCGGGTGCGAAGAACATGATGAAACATGTTCTTCTGCCACCCAGTAAGGCCTGCGTGTTCTTTGCCTAAATCATCTATAACTAGTACTCGTATGTTATAGGCATCGTTTTCACACTCACCTAACATCCCATAATAAAGGGTCTCCTCTGCGTCTGTCGCCCCATCCATCATAGAACTTTTAAGGTCTAGGACCTGATTAAATGTGGAAAAGTAACAAGGCCTTACTAAAGGCATGTTTTTTGATGGCGCGAATGAGTCAATAGGAAGGGTAGTAATCATCTCTTGAATGATAGAGATGGCAAGGGTTGTCTTACCGTGGCCTGGCTTTCCATATAGGAGTAACCCCTGACCACTGCTTCGAACACCATCAGCTTTAATAATTTTATTTTTACCAACAGCGTTAATCCAAGTACGGATTGTTTGAATGTCTTGCGGGTCAGTGGCTGTGCAATCATCTAAGGTCCAACCAATTAAAGATGAAGGAATGCCAGCAACCTTAATCCAAGCAGCCCTACCAAGTTTTAATTCATCAGTCTTGAACATTGAACTTCTCCATTGAGCTCTTGTATTTAATCTTGGCGGTAACCATATCATCATCTGTAATCATTGCACGTTTAGCATCTGCAAACATTCCAGGAGCGCGGACGATAAATTGTTTCCACAGCTTTTCGGGGTCATCTAAAGACTGTTCATGAGTAAGACTACTAAAGAAACGTTCCATAAGAACTTTCTCTAAAGTCCCATCTGAATCGTTATTCTTTCTAAAGGTACTCAACGCCATAATAAAACGACTCTGGTGGATACGCCATGGTGGCATGTTCCACTGGTCAGGTACAAGGCTGGCAAAGTATGACGCGCTATCGCTAACAGTCCAGTTGGCAGGGTCTTTCTTGTCTCTGTGTACAAAAGCCTTCTGAGCCTTCTCGGCCTTGGCCTCCTCGTACTCTTTTTGTTTACGCGCCTTGTCCTTCGCTTTTAAATCGGCAACGTCGTCGGGGTCCATTGGCGTTCCGAACCATGTCATGTGGGCTCCTATTCCTATATCGACTTTCGAAAATTCTTCTTCACGGACTTCGTCCGTGGATTTTGTAGCTCTTACTGTATTTGTATTTAGGCTATTAGAATAATCTGCTAATAGGCTATACAGCGGTGACAGCGGTATAGATGTACTGGAAACCCGTACTCGGTTAACCAGCTCCTGAAAACCCGCATCGGTAACGACAATTTGTCGACAAAAGGTGCCGTTGGTTTGACGGTATGTTTTTGTCTCTATAAAGCCCAGGGCGGTAAGTTCGGTCAGGGTGGACTGGAATGCTTCACGTCCCTCTTTGAAGCCCTCTGAGAGGCCTTTGGCGCCTCCTGAAGACCCTTGGGTGGACAGGTGTAGCAACACACCTAACGCTCTGGCAGACATCACTTAGGCTCTTCCTTGCCCTTCTTACGAGCCTCAATTTCCTCAACAAAAGCGGCAGCAAAGATACGGGCTATTTCTTGGACTCCGAAATAGAGATTATCCAAAGCCTCTTCTTCTGCATCGTCTGTTTCTTCATCTTCGAAATCTTCGTCTTCTTCGCTTTCTTCTTCCTCCGTGCCATCCTCTTCTTCATCCTCTTCTTCTTCTTTAGATACGATTTCCTTTTCAGGGAACGTAGGTTCCTTAACTTCTTTTAGCCCTTTAGAAGCTGTTAAAGGGGTTAACCCATCAGATAGGTCAAAGCACGGGATGTCCGATTCTTTACAGATAGCTAAAGCGTTTGCTGATGCTTGGTCTTCATCGTCCCAAAGAATAAACGCAGAGGATTTTTCCCCCGACATCATCTTTACAGCATCATGTAAGGGGTTTGAAGATAGTTGAAAGCTTGCATTTGGAAACGCTGAAAAGTCGGCAGCCTGTGAAGAAAACATAATGATGTTCTTGTTTTTTTCTTTAGCAAACTGAGCTGCAAACTCTTGTGTCTTACTTGGTTTTATATCAAATGAAAGAACTAATGTTCCATCAGAACCATTAGCGTAGTAATGGTCTTCCATAAGAGCCTCTAGGTTGGCTCTGCTTGTCTCGCCGTTACCAGCGACTAACACATAGTATTTGTCCATAGGGACCTCCTTGTAGGGGAGCCCTATACTACACAATTTTTTACTCTGGTCTAGCGCTGTTGATTACTGCTGGTTTATAGGTAGCAGCCCTTTCAGCTAAGGCTAAGAATGCCGAACCAAGGAAAGCCCCAGCTACGGTATGGAGAATAAACCCCTTAGTAGTTGAAGCTTCAACTAACCAAGTACCAATAGCGGAGAAGATAATTGAGGAAACCGCATTTAATACTACGGCACTAATAAACATACTTAGTACATCTACAAGAGGGCCTACGATTGCTAGTAGGAAAGCTGTAAAGCATCCAAGGAGTACAAGTTCAACCATGGGGATATCTTACTATGTTTTTGGTTGAGCCAAGTACACCGCGTAGGTAGTGCCAGCTAGTAGGTAGTACTTAAGGGCACCCCCGATAAGTCTTTCTTGAATAGCAACTCTGTTCTTGTAGTAGTGGCTACGGGCATTGTTGGGCGTTGAGCCTTCCCAGAACAGTTCATTTGTAGCAGCTGGCCCTGAACTTCCATCAAAAAAATCAAGAACAAAGGGAGAGTTTTCAAACAAGGCGGTGTCTACATTTAGTTTATGACCAGTGGCTGCTGGAGTCCACGTTAGTTGTACAGCAGCATACGCTGCGTTACTAGGGGCAATTGCTGTGACGTTTGGTCTAGACCAATTAGTGTTAAGCATAAACGTACTTGAGCTTGTTGAGGTAGAGATAATAGTTTTGGCACTGTTATACCAAACAATAGATGGGATAACAACATCTGATGACTGTTCAGTCTTTGCATAAAGACTAAATGTGTATGTGGTATCTGGATAGTGTATATCCATTAAGTCAGCGGTTGTTACAAATGATTTTAAAATAACTTGTGAAGTACCAGAGGAAGTTATTACTAAAGCATCCCCACCTTTACATACAACGCCTACAGTTGAAGCTGCGCTAGCAACGGTCCCACTAGCAGCAAAGCTAACGGTAAAGTCAGAGACGCTAGTTAAAGTTTTAAGACCGTCAAATGGAGAACCTAATCCAGTGACATAAATCTGGTCTCCAGCTTTAAAAGTATGGATAACAGAAAGTTCAATAGTTCCAGTTCCAGAACCAGCTACTCTTGCTACTGAGTTGTAAAGCTCTACGTTTGGTTCTGCAACATCTGTTCGTACACTTAATGTAGATGCGCTTGCACTCCAAGGTGTGTATGGCGCAACAAAGTGAGGGTTACGAATTTCATTAATGCGATTAGCTTTTAAAGTTACGTGCAGTTGTCTAGCTTCATCAAAAGAAGTAACGGTAGCTGATTGTTCAAATTGAGCAGCATCAAAGTAATGGCGTTCATTGCTTGCTAGGTTTCCTACGTTAGAAACAGTAACTCCTGGAACTGCGTAGTAACATTCTTGACATCGTTGAACGGTCACTTGGAATCCAGAACCCGTACCGCCCAAAGAAGAGTTAGCAACAGAAAGAATGGTTGTTGTATCTGCTCCAGCTCCACCATTTGTGATTGTTAAAGAAAGAACTGCGCCCAGGTAAACTGTAAAAGAGCCTCTTGGAGCAATTGTAAATTGCTTACCAGATACATAAGTCAATGGAACGTTATTATATGTTCCATCAACATAGCCTGTACCAGCTGTGCTATTAAAACTGTTAAGTGTTAAGTTAGTTGGAGATAAATCTGTAACTGTTGCTCTAGCCCCAAACGTACCAACGCTGTTTGTAACAGGGTCTCCAGTTGTAGTCTTCATTAAAACACCAAATCTGTCATACCATTTAATATTTGCAGTTAAGGTTCTAGAGGTAGAGCTTGCTGCAGAGTAGATACTAAAAGTATAGTTCTTACCAGTCTTAACTGGAATTCCTTTAGTTACTGGAGCTGTTATACCACAAGAAAAAGTTACTTCATTAGTAGAACTGCCAGCATTTGCAACACTTAAAAAAGCATTTTGTTTATTAGGATAAAGAAGAGGCGCCGTTGACTCAGCCCAAGGTGCTGGCACTGGAGTAATTTTTGCGTACGCATTAGTATCTGTATTAAAAGCAGAGCGTTGAGTAAGGTCTGCTGCTGTCAAAGAATAACCAACTGAAGTTGCATCTACTACAGTAATAGTTTTAGCTGTTACAACCTCATTAAAAATAGGAAGCTTAGAACCGCTGATAAATATTTTATCCCCAGCTTTATAGTTGTGAGCTCCTAAAAATAAGTTGGCGTTATTACTAGAGATAGAGAACTTAAGTATGTCTTGCTTTTTTAATTGAAGCAGCTGAGCGCTTGAATCTGGGGATGTCCAGTTACCAATACCTTCTTCAAATGAGGAATCGTTGTAATCAAGCATTAAGTTGTGACTTACTGTAAGACCTTCAACGCTAGGATTAGGCGTACCTTCAACGGGAGACACCACAGACCATCCACTGAAAGCAGACAGGTATTCTCTAATACCCGCAGTGCTTCCCTTTTCAGTTTGAAGTTGAATAGCGTCACGAATTAAAACTCTATTTTGTTGATAGCCAATCTCTGGTTCATAGTTAATACCGAACTGTTCAAGCATTAATGGAATTAAAGTTCCAGAAGCATTTTCAAAGTCATATCGATTTGTAATTAATTTAATAAGAGTTCTTATATAATCAAATTCAAAACCAAAAACATTTAAAAAACTTCTTAATTTTTCATTATCTCCAGCAATACTTGCCGTATACGGTGTAGTAAGTTTATAAATTCTTGGCATATAGTCATACATAAGGTTTTGAGTATTAAAGTTTTCTACAGCTAATCCTGTCACTTGACCAGCAAGCACCCATTGAAGCTGAACCTGGTCTAATACAAAAATTGAATAGTAATAGAAACGTGCTTTATTCTTACCTACGTTATCGGTATAAGTAAGGGGGTCTTTACCTCTAGTAGTAGTAAAGATAATTTCCCCGTCAGTTGAGTTAACAGGGTATCCAAAGGGGTTTCTAACTAGTCTTAACTTTGCCCATGCTCCGTAAGGGCTGTTCCAGCTTAAAGTAATCTGTTTGTACCCAGAGGACAGCGCTTTAAACGGGGATGCGTCAAACGCAATTGGGCTATCTGTACCGTAGTAACTTAAAGGAAACGACGGCGAGCTATAGTAATCAAGACCGTAACGTGCCATTAACTTAAGAACCCTCCACTTACTGTTATATCAAAGGTACCAGCTTGAGGCAGTTCATTTGTTGAACAGATAATATCTTTTACAGTAAGAGCTGTAACTGAACCAGTTGCTGTAGCCGCGGAAGCAACAGTTGTGGATACAAGTGCGTAACTAAATGTATTTGAAGTAACAGCTGTTACTACAGCTGTACCGTTAAATACGGTATTGTTAACATTAGATACAAGCACTGTTTGACCTACTGTTAAATTGTGATTAACAGAGGTAGTCAATGTTGCAACGTTTGATGTAAGAGCCCTATTATTTACAGTAAAAGTTTGCTCTTCATCTGCCCGCACAAGTTTATATACAGAGGCTCGTGATACTCCAACTACATCGTTTACTACAGCAAGAACATCTTGTAAGTTAATGCGGTCATTAAAAGATACGTTGTCAAAAGCAAATAGTTCTTGAAGAGCCGCTTTTACATCAAACTCTACTTGAGAATTTTTATATTGACTAAGGACTACAACATCCATTTTTAATTGAGTATTAACGTACTTAGGCGGTTGCAAAGTTATAGTTACTCCAGGCGCTGTCTTATCAACAAAGTAATCTAAAATTTGAGTTGCTAAGTTATTAAAAACTAGAGAAGAGGTTACCCCATCAGATTGAAGCCCTGAGTCTCCATAAGGAGCAATATAAATTGTCACGTTACTATAGACTTCAGCAATAGATATAGCTTTTGCTACACCTGTTACTTGAATTGCAATAGCAGAATAGTCTGTTAAAGCTACCGCTCTATTTAAAGCTCTAATACTTTTTGGAGCGTTAGTGCGAATAGAGTCTGTAGATTCTGGCTCAGCTCCTCCTGAACCAGACCCCAGCACTTGACCAACGTCAATATTGTTAACGCTAATTCCTGTTGGGACAGAGGTTAAAATGTATTTAATAGTTCCAGCGGGAACGTTTCCGTTTTTACCTCCACCAACTCTATAGGTTGCATATACATCTACACCATTTGGTGGAATACGTCCATTAATTCCATCACCAAACTGTAAATAAACCTGCTCATCAGAGTCAACAACGGCAATAAATACTGGGTCATAGTTTTGATAATCAATTATATATTCAACTTGAGTGTAGTTAATTCCAGCAACAGTTACAATAGTACTTTTACTAATTACAGGTGAATCAGATAGTTGAAAAATTTGATTAACTGAGCCATCAGAGGTTCCTATTTTTTCAGTTTTAGTTTCGCCTTCTTGTGCATATACCTGTGCAGAACCAGAGGTGTTTCCAACTTTTGCTGGAACTGTAACGTCTTCTAGAGTTTCAAAAGTAACTTGGGTTGTAACTCCATTAGATACAATGCTTGTAGATACTTGAGTTAAAGCAGGTACAATAGCGGGGGTTGCAGTTGAGTTATAGAAAGTTAAGTAAACAAGTGCGGCGGTTCCTTCGGTTGGGGTGTACCCAAGAACACGAGCTAAAGACAAGACGCTATCTCTTTGGCTAGCAGTTGTAATGAAAGACTCATTAGCTGAGCGGTCAATGTAGTAGCTGAGATTGTCACCAATGTAAGAGAACAATTCAATTAGGGTCATGCCAAAATCAGAAGGGTCTCTATTTGTCCACTCGGGAGCAAAATACGGGATAAGCGCTATTAGGTCTTCTCTAATAGACTCATAGTCTTTAGAGGTGTAGTCAACCTGTGGTACGTAGTTACTGCTAGCCATTTCTTACCTCCCGAATTAGGTCGCCTGACCTGCTAAGAATATCAGTTCTTATCGTTACACTGTCTTCCAATTGCCCTGGGCCGTAGGAATAATTTATATTTACAGACAAAACACCATTATCGTCATCTAAAATTTTTTCAACTTTTCCAAGGGCTAAGTCTGGAAGCCAAAAAGAGAAAGCTCCAGCAATAGCTTGATTAATCATGCTTATAGCTGTAGTAGTGTTTTCAAAGGTTGCTTCTTCAACACTGCTTCCATAGTTAGGTCTCATAACCCGTTCTCCAAAATAGGTCATAACCGCAAGCACAACTCGGTCTTGCCATATTTTTTTGTCATCGGTTGTGTACGCTACACCCCCGTTACTATCAAAAGAAAAAGGCAAGCTTATTGCTCTACTCATAGTTCTACTCCCATCCATACTGGAAAGTTAGGGTCCCCGCCTTCAAACATAACCCATACTTTTTGGTCTAGTTTTGGAACTAGACGGTGCGGGGTATGCTCTGGAACCGTGTCTGTTTCTTGGTCATCATTCCACTTGTTATCTTCATCAGCAACCGTCTTATGCTCATGGTCTAGATAGTTTGTTGTATCAGATTTACCTGTGTGGTTATTAGTATGGGCTAAAGTCTGGGTTGCGCTAAAGCTATGTGTATGAGAACCAAAAGTACTTACAGTTGCTGGTCCAGAAGTTCCTGATACAGATACGGCGTGGTCTCCGTGGGCATTAAGTAGGGCCGCTACCTCAGAAGCTAGATGATACTTATGGTCAGGGTGATTAGTATTAGCTAAAACAGGTAGGCAAGGTCGAGCCCATTCAGTAGGCTCTTGCCCCAAAACTTGTGGAACAAGTAATTTAATGCGGCTTTCTTTATCAGGGTCTTCTATGTCTACACAGATTCCCTGATATAGCCCGTAAAATCTTTTATCTTCGTTCATGCTTTTACCGTCTTTACTCTTTTAGCTACAACTGGAGAACGTCGTACTACTGTAGTAATAGATGTTAGTTTAGGAGTTGCAGTTTTCCAAAGCGAAGCCGCTTTTGATGAAGTTGGCTTTGAACGGTTGCTAATATTACCAAAAGAAACCGCAGTTTTAGAATTTTTAGGTTTAGTACTTTTAACGATTTTTGATTTTGGTTTTACAACTGTTTGTTTTTTTCCTGGAGTAATAATTCTTTTTTGTTTAACATCTGGAGCTTGAATAGCTGAGCCATCTGTCCATCTAGTTGCTAAGCCCAACGAGTCGGTACCAAGATGAAGCATGGTTGTATACTTGTATTCAATATCTCTTTGAGTTTCTATGATAATATGCTCTGTTCCAATTACAGTCCAAAACCCATTGTAAGCTGCACCAACGCCGTCAATGTAAATTGGAAGGTTTGGTCGAATGTTAGGCTCTCCTAGTACCTCAGCGGTTGCTCGGTAAGGAAAACTATTTCTAGCTTCAGCTGCTTCTGCTTCAAATTTAGCAATCTCTGCGGTAGGTGCAACAACTTTAGTTTCAAATCTATCAAACATTTCAAGAGATTCTATAGATTTAGTTTTTTTATTTCGTTTTTGTTGAGTAATTGATGTTGTCTTTTTTGAAGCTTTGTCAACACCACTAACCGCAACTGCAGCTTTGAAGGTGCCCTCTATTTCTAAGGAATCGCTGATTATAGGTCTAAAACTGTACAGGGTAGAACCTTGTGCGCTGCTTTCACTACGCATGACAAAGTAAGGGGCAACAGACCTATAGGTTGCGTAATCATTTAATATAGGTTCAAAGTAAAGCTCTGTGTTATGAGCTCTTAAAGTGTACCCATGTTGTTTTGCAAGACGAACAAGCAATTCCCAATCAGTGTGGGCTGCGTGAGATACCATTTCAAAAATTCTTTTAGTTGGAACTACAAAAGCAGCAAGTCCGTGAATTTTTGCTATCTTTGTTACAATGTTACTTGCTGTAATGTTTTTATACACTTTTTGAGAAGCTTGCTTTAAAGGAAAAGTTCCTCCAATAAAAACAACTTCTGTAAACGCTGTTCCAGGAGTATGGCTTGGTTGAATGTGATGCACGTATCCAATAAATTCTCGTGAAGATTTGCTTCCCATTATGTTAAATTTAGCTGCAGAGCCAGGTTTAATATGCTCGTATGCAACGTTCCAATCCCTAAACCGAACACTAAGCATTTCATGTTCATTTATTTTTTGGTATAAACGAGCTTCATATATAACTTGAGGGCCTCTAGGAGCGTCTGGAAATTCAACATTAATAAATTTAAACACGAGGAATCCTAAGTTTTGTATTTGGTGAGATGTTCATAAAGTCTTTTACTTCAGGATTGTACTCCGCAATTAGCCACCACAGTTCTGGTTTGTTATAGTATTTACTAGATATTTGGTCTAAACGTTCACCAGTTTTATAAGTGTGTGTCCAGTAAGTTACTTTGCCTAAATTTGAAACAGAATAAAAAACGGTTGGATTTTCGTCCCCACCAGGTTTTGTTGAAAAAAAGTCAATGGTTGCGTACTCATAACGAGAGCCAAGGTAAATAGTCATTATACGATTGTACTTCCTGCAAAGCAGTCTAGGCTTATGCTTAGGGTACTTCTTAGTGGAATCATCATTTGATTAAAGTATTGATGATTAATAGACAATTGAGTAATCCAACCAACATAGGAAATAGAGTTTTCATCTGGCCCAATTTGCACAGCCATTAAAGTTGGTCTCAAGTATCCAATATCTGCTGAGTGTTTACCTAATAAAGTTTTCCAACCATTTGGGGAGTTTTTTGTTTTACCGTCCCCATTAATAGCTTTAAATAAGTACTCAATGTCAGCCATAGTTCCATACTTCATTAAGTTGCTCATTTTGTAGTTAAAGGTTTCTGAACCGTTGGCGTGAAACCCGCTTTTATAGTAGGGAGCAAACTGGTCGTAACTTGTTAAGTTTGGAGATTTAGCTGAACGAGTTTGAAACTCCTCATTTCTGCGATGAGCGTATGCCATTGAAAAATCATTAATTCTATCTAGAACAATACTAAAGCTTACGGTTTCTTGTCCAGGGAATGCGCCAGATACCGCTCTTAATCTATCTGCAGCCGATGGGGTTACGTCTTGGTTTCGAGCTACAGACACAGAGATACTTTCTGGATTCCATAAAAATTGAAACCCATACTTGTAACTTTCTTGTTCATCCATTGCATCGTCATCAGTACCCGCTTGTTTTTCTTTATTGTCTGCTTGATTCTGTTTGTTAATCTCTGCAACGGTTGTAACCGTTCCTTTTTTCTTATCTACAGTTGAAAGAGAACCAGCTGTATTAAAAAACCAAATTCTTCCACGACGAAGCATGTGCTCGTCAGAATCGTTTATACCAATCATTGTGCTGGCATAACGTGTTCCAGCCACAACTCGTGGGTTTACAGGAAGACTAAACTCATGGGGAGGCAAGTTCCATTTGCTATCAGGTTCAGGAGTAGTTCTAGTTTTTTTTGTTTGATTATCAGTATTGTCCGTAGTACCTTCTTTATTTAAATTATCTCTAATATTTTTTACAGCCCAAAGAATAGCTGCTCCACCAACAATTAAACCAGTAACTGGATTAGTAACTGCAGCACCAACAGCAAGACGTAGAGCAGTGCTTCGTACAGCAGCAAGTGCTAAGTTTTTACCCGCAGTTCCAGCGCCAGTCTTTGCAACAACAGCTGCTACGCCAGCGGTTTTTACCGCAACCTCTGTTGCTGTTAAAGCTACGTTAGCTACAGTTTTAGAAGATGGAAGTTTTGATACGCGGTTTTTTGCAGAAGCGGTAGACGCGTTAGTATTTATTACAGCTGTTTTTTTAGATAATTGAGAAGATACGTAGGTTGCCATTATGATTGTGCTGCCTGATTCATCATTGTTTGGCTACTTAAAGCTGACTTAAGAGCTGCCACGGTATCACTTGGATTACTTGAACCATTAACAGCAATAGTTACTCCACCGTAGTTATAGGTGTGTTGAGCCTGTCCTCCGCCTTTAATGTTTTCCCAAGCTCCTTTAATAAAGTCTCCCAAAACGCTCTTATTATCTTTATTGAAACCATCAAGGATTCCTCTAAGAGTTGTTGGTTTTGAATCGTCTTTAGAAGAAGAGGAGGAAGAAGATGAACCCCCATCGCCAGACTCTAAAGCACCAGAGCCAGAAGAACCTGCGCTACCACCGCTAAGCACGCCTTTAGTTGACCACTGACTCCAGTTCTTTCCACCAGCAGACATGTGTCTAGCTACTTTTGCATTAGTCAGCGCATCATATAAGTCTTCATTAGAATTAAGTTTAAAAGTGCCGCCGTTAGCATCTTTCCATTCTTTAGCTAGGCGTTCTTTTGCAAGACCACCAAGCATATTGATTTGGAACAAGCCATAAGATAAGTCTTTGTCGTGAGGGTTAAATGCCCAAGGACGTTTCCCAGACTCAGCCTGTGCAATCTTCTTAGCGTTCTCAAGACCTTGGTCTTTAAATCCAGCTTGCTTTAAGATGTCTTCTAACTCTTTATCTCCAAGAACAATCTTTCCTTTTCCTGCAGGACGAGTGTCTGGAGCGTTGTGAGTCTTATTGTGAACTTCTCCACCCTCATGGCGGAAAGGGTAGTTCTTAGCTTTTAATTCGTGGTTAGGAATAATTGTTCCATCAACCTTAGGCATAAAGAGTTCTGGGCCTTTTTCACCAACAATGTAAGGAGTTGGATTATCTTTAGCAACAGGTCCGCCAGCTTCTTTCCCTTTAATCCAGTTAAGGGGGTTGAGCATTGAAAGGCCGCCTCCGCCAAATACTGTTTCACCAAAAGCCTTAATGCCACCAAGCATTTTTAAAATAGGGAGAAATCTATCAATAAAGTTTAAAGTACTTGTAATACTGCTTACAATTTTATTTCCAAATTCAAAGACGTTACTCATTGTAGGAGCTAATTGCATCAATGTATCAGAGGCAGTTGACACTCTTTTGCTTAAAGACTGAACTGCGTTAGTGCTAGCTCCTGTTTCTCGTGCCTGCTCTTTTAAGTCAGCTCCAGCTAAACGTTTTCCGCCAGTACGCGCTTTTTGAATAAGACCGTCTGATACCTGACGGCGTACTAGGGAGTCTGTTCCAAACAGATTAGTAATCATCATATCTAAAGCGTTACCAGGCTGCAAAGATATTTTGATATCTTCAACAGTTAGGGGTTCTCCACCAATTTTTTCACGGTTAAGTTTTGACCAAATTTCATCAATAATTTGTGGCATAGGTTTCATAGAACCGTCTTCACCACGAATTCGAATGCCAACAGCGCGAAGCATGTTTACATTTCGACCCTGTTGAACAGCGCCATATGCTTTCATTGATTGTTCAAGACCCATACCTGGGGTAAGGTTTGACATCTGGGCACTGCCCATAAAGACATCATTAAAGTTTGGACCAGAGATACCGTAAGAGCTTGCTGTAGCTAAAGCATTAGCGGCGTCAAATTTATTAGTAATTGTTCCAGCACGCTGAGCTTCTTTCATCATTCTTGTTACGTTGCCGTAGTCGCCCTTTACAGAGCCTGTTGAGCCGTAACCAGATGACTGCTGCTGGTAGAAGACAGCACGACTTGTTGCCAAGTTCATGTCTACTGCTTCTGATGTTTTAGGAAGAGCTGAGATGCTTCCAGTAAATAGAGCTGTTGATATAGGACCTCGGTTAGCGCTTAACCATTCACCAAAAGAACCGCGACCCCCGCCGCCGCCTCCACCGCTATTAGCGTTAGAAAATACCTGGTTTCCAGTTGGACCGCCTGTATAAACTTGCGGATTAAAATCGTGAGCAGCTAAGGCTCCTCCGCCAGCAAAGCGTGGTTCAGGGGCTACTTGATTAGAACCAACACCCGCTCCACCGCCACGTAGTTTATTAACCCCACCAGATAGGGTATTAACCCACCCGCCAGTATCTTGTTTTAAAAGGTTAACTTCTTGGCGAAGAGTAGAGATACCTGTTCTAAGGTCGGAGATAATAGACCCAGACTTAGAAGAGCTTACGTTAAACGAAGCTTTTGAGTCTGCCACTTACATTACCGTCCTTTAAGTCTCGTAGAGCGTTCCAGCCAATTTTGCCTTTCTCTAACAGAAAGGCCTCTTATGTCTGAAAGCGTCCATCCAGTAAAAGTTCTTGTTAGAACTTCGTATTCATCAAGAAGAGATTCGTAATCTTTTTCGCTATATACGAAACAAATCTAGCAAGCTCAGAGGTAAATCCATAGACTCACCACATGCCTTGCAGGGCTTCTTCACCTCCCCAAGGCGTGGGCCTGGGTTACGGTTGATAATCTCTTCAACAATTTTTGTGCGGTCAGCCATACCAAGTGATAAAGCAGTTCCTGCACCTACTGATTGAACTCCATCTATTGAAACAATACATCCAGATAGTAGTAGCGTATTAATCTCAGCTGATGTTTTTTCATAGTTTTCCATCAACTTCTTTTGTGTTAATCCATTTGGAAGTCGAACTTCTACGGTTCCCTTTTTAGTCTCCATAGTCCAAGCTCTGTCTTCAATTGGATTGTCTAACTTTTTGATAGGAACATCTTTAGTTAGGTCAATCTCTTCTGCGCCTTCGCTCATACACTCTAGACAACGAACCGCTAATGTAGCGGTTGGTCCAAAAGTTACTCTACGAATACCCAGCAATATTGCGTCTCTGTCACCAGCTAAAAGAGTGTCAAGGTCGGATTGGGATACCGCGTTGCCGCCAATTTTAGTAAGGCCTCTTTGAAGCAATACATTTAATGCTTTTCCAGAAGAACCAGCTTTTGATACTGCTTCTTCATCAGCTCCAGTAAGTTCCCTTACCTCTGCTGTGGTGTGCAACTCGCCATCTTTGTCAAGATGCCCACCTGGAAGTTGTACTTCAGACTCTGAAGGGGCCCGCGTCTTAATGACTGGTGCGGGCTCCTTCTGGGCCTTTTCAACAAATTGCTCGAGTAGTTGCGAATCAGTAATGATTTGTGGGTCGGACACGATTTATACTCCTAGTTAGTTTAAATTAGATTACTTTGGTAGACCATCTTTACGAGAGTAGTCTGAGCCTGTAAAGAAGACTGACAAGCCTTCGTGAACAAGAGACATAGACTCAAATAAAATTGCTCCATCTGCAGCGTTTAAGTCTGTGTAGTTTAGCGTACTAATCCAAGCATTGTGAATCTTGAAACCCATTACTGGGGTGTCTGAATTAGCATCTGGATGACTCATAACGTAAACGTTAATGTTAACGCGGAAGCTTTTTGCGGCACTTCCAGTGCCACCAGTTGCCAAACCTTCACCAGATGAAGCGCCAAATAGGCCACGCATCCATGTAATTGCTTGGTCGTTTCCATAAAGAACACCACGCTGCATAGTAATTGGGGTAAATGTAGTCATACCAGGTACCTGGTGTACAGTGGTGTTGTAGCCACCTTCACGGTACTGAATTGACTGAGTGTTAACACTCAACCCGCTGATGTTACTAAAACCACCAATCCAACCTGCAGAAACTCCAGAGGTTGCTGGTGCTGTGCTTGACGATGTCAAGATGCGCTTGTCAAATACTGGTTCAGTACCCGCTTGTGAAAACTCTGCAACGAATTTAAACGAACGTAGTGGGTCTGTCGCTAGCGTTGAGAAGCGATTGATTATGCTATCTGTCATTTATTGGCTCTCCTTTACGCCACAGTAACGGTGGTTCCACCGTCAAACTGACCAATTTTGATTACAACGAATTCAGCTGGACGCTGTAGAGAAACGCCAACTTCAATGTGTACTTCTCCGTTATCAATAAGATACTGAGGATTGTTCTCTTTATCTACCTTAACGAAGAATGCTTCTTTAGGCTCTGCTCCACGGAGACCGCCCTGTGACCAGAAAGTTGTTAAGAATGAGTTAACAGTTGCTTCAAGACGACGCCATAGCTGCTCATCGTTTGGCTCAAAGATTGCAAACTCTGTAAGTGAAGTAAGAGATTTACGTAAGTAGATTAAGGTACGACGAACTGGAATGTACTTATCTACATAACCTGTCTTTAGAGTACGTGAACCCATAACGCAGATTCCTGAACCAGGAACATATTTAATAGCGTTAATTGGTGCTGCTGCTGTATTCAAAGCATCTAGTTCCGCATTTGTTAATGAAGTAACAGATACTGCGCCAGCAACACGTGACTGAAGACCAGCTGGTGCTTTAAATACTCCGCGAGAAGCATCTGTTGCCATCATAATTCCAGCAACAGAAGAAGCAGCACCAATAGTCTTAGTAAGAGTTGAGGATGCTCCGAGAGCAGTAGTTGGGTCAGAGATGACCAAAGCTGGGTGGTACACAGCTGCTAAAGAACTTGGTGTGTATGTTGCAGCTAAAGAAAGAGCGGCAGTTGCGGTAAGCGCTAGGCTGTCTACAACTACAAACACGTCTTCACGAGAGGCAGCGTAAGCAATTGCAGCGTTTACTACAGCAGTTGTTGTAATACCAGCAACATTAAGAACCAAAGAGTTTCTTACTGTGTCTAGAGAAGCAAGTGCTGTTGAGTAATCTGAAGCTACTAATGCGTTTCCACCAGTTCCTCCGCTTAAAGTTTGGTTAGTTACAACCGCTGGGTTACGAGTAGCGCCTGTATTACCTGAGTTCAAATCTACTAAACCAATGTAAACAGATGATGAGTTAACGGTAGTTACCGCATAGCGTGTATCAGTAGTTGTCATGTTTAGGTCAGTAAATCGCTCAACAATATTTGAATCAGTAACTCCACCTGCATAGACTGTCAAGTCAAAGTAACCAGTGGTGTTAGAGTTTGAAATAGAAATGTTAAGGTTGTTACCCCAAGTACCTGGTGTATTAGCAGAAATTGCAAGTGTTGCTGACGGACTTCCAGCGCGGTCATTTAATGAACGAGCGGCTGAGGTTGAAGAAGCTGCAACGCGAACAACGTAGCAAGCGCTTCCACCATTACTAAAAAACATGTAAACAGCAATAGGCAAATCATTTGCTGCTGTTGTGTTCCAAGAACCAAATGCTTTAACATATTGGCTCCAAGAAGTTACTAGAGTAGGAGTGCTTACTGGTCCGCGGTCATTTGCACCAGCAAAGGTTGCATATGAGTCGGAGGTAGCAGTTGCTACTGGTTGAACAGGGTTTAACGTCTCTTGAACGTACACCCCTGGGCGATTAAATCCTGCCATTTAAATTATCTCCTTAGATTTTGACATGGTTACAAATATTAGACAGCTGTTAGACCTGATGGGATATACGAACTAGTGCGACGCTGACCATCTTCTGTAAGTATGTTAATACCAACACTACTAGCAGCTGGTGTAGCAGCTATAGCAACAGCAGGGGTCATTTCACTTACTATTCTAACTGTAAAAACATTACGCAGTAAACGACGGTTTCCCGTTTCTCCATCTACTGCGTCTCGTTTTACATATCCATCAAGGAACATAGAGCGACGAGAGGATTCTGTACCAAGTTCATTTGGTACCTCTATAACTCCGAACTTTGATGGAAACTTATTTAAGAGCTGAAAAATAATAGCTCTATCATGGCGGGGATGACGTGAATACGAAGTCACTTGGTAAACAATGTCATAGGCGACTGGAATCTCATAAGAGTATGTGCTGCGTCCTACAGGCGCAATAGTTCCTCTGTAGTCCCCATCATATAGACGGCCTGATGTTTGGCGGTCATTTGCTGGGACAATGTCAATTAAATCTATAGTCATAAATGGAAACTCTTGTGCTCTTACTTCAACATCTGGATACCCAAACCATACTTTTACTGGACGAGCAGAGCTTTTCTCATCCCCCACAGTCAGACCCTGCAACATAGTTTTAAGAGCCAGGTCTTCTGCAATAACAAATCCGTTACCCATTAAAACACATCCTCACTGATTAGCTCATCAATAAGGTCTTTTCCAAAGATGTCGGAAATATATTCGTCAGTACGGTTTAAAAAAGTTCGAATGACCGAAACTGGTGGGACAGGACCAGTGCCGTATTCAAGGTCATTAATTTCTTCTTGAAGGTCTTCGGGGTAGTCAATTACTAATTGAGTGTCCTTAACACGGACAGTCATATTAGAAACAATCATAGAAGGCCAGGCAGCATCCAAAGCAGCATGTCTAAGTTTTGTTGTCATCTTCTTAGAAAGCTCTTGGGCTTTAAAAAGCGCGGCTTCTTCAGCGCTATCGATATCGTTTAACGGCACCTTTAATCGCTTTCCCTAACGCGTAACCTGTTGCGCCACCAAGCAAGAACTTGCTCACACCTGATTCGGGGATACTTTTAATAATAGCTTCTCTAAATTGCATATCAGAAGCTCTATCAACTTTATCTTTTTCAGACATGACTTCTCCAATGGAGCGCAGGGTCTAACGCAAGGGTGGTGCTTTGAGTCCCGCATGGACTCAATATAAGGATAAAGCAAAGAGGGGCCTTTCGGCCCCTCAACTACTTACTTCTTTTTAATCTTCTTAGCTAATTTAGCGTCGTTCTTTTCATCTTTTTTCTCAAACTTTTTCTTCTGAGCGGGGGTCATGCCTTTGGTCCACTTTTTGTCGTCGTGCGCCATTACATGCCTTTTTTTCTAGGCATAGATGCCTTCTTAGCTTTTGAAGGCGCAGCCTTCTTAGCAAACTTCTTGTTAGCTTCCTTAAGGGACTTCATGCCGTGCTTATCTTTTGGCTTCATGCAGCCACAGGTAGCGCACATTACTTCTTCTTCTTTCGTAGGGCAGCGAAGTCAGAGCCTTCTAGCTTGCCGTCTTTGTCTGTATCAAGCTTTTTTTGCTTTGGAGACATCTTCTTTGCTGCAGACTTCTTTGCAGTCTTTTTGCAGGCACCCTTACAGTTTGGCTTTGAACAGCCACATCCACATGACTTACACATTATTTTTTACCAGCTTTCTTTGTAGTAGGTTTTGCAACTTTCTTCTTACCCGAGCCTGCGGGGACGCAGTTCGGAACTTTCTTGCCACCCTTATTCTTCATGCCTACTTGAACGTAGCCATCCCAACAAGGGTTAGTATCTTTAGCCATGGTGTTTCCTTAAGAAGCGTAAGTCTGGAACTGAGGGTCATTGACCATTTCTTCAGGCATAACCTGGAGACATTCTACTACCAACAAGGTAAATCTTTCAGCAACAATTCCTCGTTCTTGAACTCCGTATGGACGGTACACCTGGTTTTTCCAAACTATGCGTCCTTTATTTTGCCTATCAGGGTTAGCAATAACCCCAGGGGCAATCTTTTCTACATCTTCAATATTAAGAGTTAGGTGAAGCTCGTCGGAGTTATAGTAACCAACCGCAGAGGTTTTTACTTGACCTTGTTTAATTACCGCTTTAACAACTGGTAATTCATAAGGACCTTTCCATTTACGTCCGCCAAGGGCACTAGTTCTGTCTTGACCAACATCATAGATAGGGTCTAATACAGTTGTATCCGAATCCCAGATGTACCAAAGTGCTTTAGTTCCTACGGGATTTTTTAAATCAGAGTCAACCCCAACAAGTATCTCATTTGTTTCAAAATCGGCATCAAACTTACCGCCAGGATTGTAGGCTCTCATTCAATACCTTTCTTGTACAGTTCAAGATTACCCGTTAAACGCTCATCTGTCGGGCTTAGCTCAGCTGCTTTAGTTCCGTATTTTAGAGCTGTTTCAAACTCTCCAAGCCAATAAGAGCATACGGCAATCAAATCCCAAGGCACAGAACCCCATGCAAATTCTTCACATAGGTACTCCATTGGTCTAACTTCTATAGCTAAAGCTTTCTTACATACGGTCACACACTCAGCAAACTTTCCTTCTTTATAATAAAGCTGACCAAGCTCAACGTACGCTTCTCGTCTTTCTGGACATTCTTTTACAGCTTGCTGAAACCACTTCTCTTTTTCTTTTTCATCTTCAGAGCACTTAGCAATGTATCGCATGGAAGCTGCTCTCTCTGGTTTCCATTGAGCTGTGGGCAAAGATAGATGACGTTTGAATTCCTTTATAGCTTTACCATATTGATAATTAAAGAATAACTCTCTAGCGTAGTAGTAAGCGTTACGGTCATTCATTGGGTCTTCGTGAACTGAAAGTTCAAGAAGCGGTAGGTATTGACCGCGAGACTTAGTGTCATCGGCTTTATGCCAAAGCCCTAATTCAATCCATTGTTCTTTAACTTCTAGACGGTCTGTGTATAAACACTCGTGTACGGGGTGTCGCCAACGGTATCCATGTCTAGAGTGAATCTTATCTCCCCCGAAAGTTAAACCAGGAGAACCATCTGGATTAAAGTTCCATGTGTAGTTGTACCTAACTCGGTTAACACTAGGCTTTACCTTTTCCATCTCGGCACGCCAACCTGGGGCAAGTAGTTCATCCATATCTAAAGAGATGCACATATCAATATCATCTGGCAATAGAGCAAGAGCTGCGTTACGGGCGTCATCAAAGCGCCATGGTTTTACAGAGATACTAAATACGTTAATGCCAAATTTCTTAGCCAAAGCTACTGTCTTATCTGTAGAACCAGTATCGGCTATAAGTAGGTAATCTGCTTCCTTACAAGAGTCATACCATCGTTTTACAAACTGTTCTTCATTGAGAGCTATGGTGTATACGGCTATTTTCATACGCTTATTGTACCCCTAAAAAGAAAAGCCCCACCAGTCCCTGGGGACGGTGGGGAACTAATCTTATAAATTAAGCAATAGTTGCAAAGTCTACGCCACCGTAGATGGTTGAACCACCATCGTATGAGTAAAACTTTAAAACTGTCTTGTTTGTACCAGATGCAATAGTTGGCGTTGAGCCACCATCCCATGTAATACCATTGAAAGACACAGCGTTAGAAGCGCGGTTAGCTACTTCTACTTGCCAGCGAGTTCCATATCCTGATGGCACACCAGTAAAGGTTACAGTTACTGCACCTACTGGGTTAGCAATACGAATAAATGAACCGCTTGTTGGGTTGATAGATACCGCACCTGTTGATGCTGAAAAGGTCTGAAGGCGACCTGTTACACCAACGTTGATGTAGGCATCATTAGACTGTGCCAATACTGTTGGCTGCGATGAAATTGCCATTATGACTTTGCCTTCTTTCCTTTTGCTGGGGCTTCGATTTCTTTAACTTCTTCTTCAATAACTTCAGCGTCAATGACGTTAGGGTCATCAAAGCTTGCACCATTCCAAAGAGCCTTAACTGCCGTACTCATTGGTGGATAGAAAACACCGTTTTCTAACGTCCACTTCTGAGCTGGTTGTGGGACCAGATTAGTGACATCAACGACGTCAAACAACTGGCCCATAACCCCAAGAGCATCTTCATTGTCGGCAACAATTACTTGTGCGACTTTAGTGCCATCAATTAATGCATATTTTGCCATTAGTTACTCCTTAGAGAACTGCCTTGTCAAACCAGCGAACTAGTGCGTAACCATCTGCACCGTTTCCACCGAATGACCAGTAACCGTAGTACTGGCAACCACCGAAGTCAACATCAACAACATCGCCTGCGTCCATGTACAAGAGTTCCCATGTAACATCAAAGAACGCTGCGTTAGCTGGAGCAACTAGTGTCTGCCATGAGCCTGAAGTAGCGCCGACTGCACCTAGGTATGTGATTGTGTTAGTACCAGCAAAGATAATGTCGTATGCTGGACGGTCTTCACGGATAAGCGTGTTGTTCTGGTCTTTCCAACGAACTGTTGGACGAACGCGCTTAGCAAGACCAGGGAACTGGGAGCTTGTTACACCACCAGGAGCTGTTGTCAGACGAGCTGCAACACCTGGGAAGTATAGAGGGATACGTGGAAGGATTGGGAATGATTGCCAATCTGTAACCAACTTAGCGTTACCAGTATCTTGGATAGTTGCACGAAGAACGTTTGAACCGTAGAACCCAGCCTGTGATGAGATAGCTAGCGTTGCGTTATATACAGGAGACCACTTGAAGTAATCAGCTGAGATAGCTTCGTAGTTAACTGCTGCGTTAGCCGCTGCGTGTGAGATAGGTGTAAGTGGGTCGTTGTTGCTGTTAGAACCACCACCACCTCCGCCGCCGCCAGTGTTCTGGATAGCGTCAAGACCACGAGCGTAGTAATCGCCTGATGCAGTTGACTGGTTGTAGATGTAGTTTCCGCCACCCTTACCGCCGCCTGCTTTTCCGCGACCAGGTGTTAGCTGTGATGTTGAGATGGCTGTCCAACCAGCTCCACCACCGCCTCCGCCAAGTGGTAGGCCTAGAGGTGAACCTGAGTTAAGGCCGCTAATAAACTGACCTTCACCACCGTCACCAGCAAAGCCAGGAATATTAGTGTTACCTGTACCAGAGTTAGTCTGTGACGCTCCACCGTGGAATCCACGAGCTGGGAATACGTTGTGTGTATTACCAAGTGTTGAAGTAAAACCACCTGAAGGTGAGGTTGAGAATGCTGGTGTGTAAGAGATTGCGTTGTAGCCTGGGCCACCTGAACCTGCTCCACCACCTGCAAGAGTCATGTAGCTGTAAGAACCGTTTGCAGCGTGACCACCATTGTTGCCACCTTCAATACCCCACTGCCATGTAGTCATGTTGGAGTTATATGTACCTCCACCACCGCCACCTTCAGCAGTTAGAAGAGCTGAGCTAACAATAGGTGTTGCTCCAGCTTCTCCAGCAAAGAAGTAGTTGACGTTATCAACTTCCTTATAAACTGTATTTGTTGCGCTAATTTCTAGCTGTGGAGCTAAGAAGTGATACTCAATTGCGTTAGCTGTTGCGCTCTGTGCACCCTGGAAGTTCAAAAGACCTAACTTCACAAATGCGGTGTTTACAGGAGCAGTTTGGTTTGCAATACCAACACGTACTGGGTAAGTAACGTTAGGCATCTGCTGTGTAAGAGTTGATACACCATTGAAACCAATGTATGTATTGTTACCTTCAAAACGAGTCAATGAGTTGTAGTCTTTATCAAAGAACTCAAGGAAAGCACGAACTGGGCGGTACTGCTGTGACGTACCTCCACCAATTACGAACATAGAACCTGAGTACACAGTACCAGCTGTTGCCTTAACAAAGCGGTGTGATGTCTCAAGGTTACCTGTTGTAGAAGCTGTTGACATCATCATAGCTGTCTGTGCTTCACGGTATACAGGTGGGCGCCATGTAGTTGTAGTTCCACCAACTTCTAGCTGAACGTTGTCAATCCAGTAGTTAACAGATGGCTGCTGGAAGACGATTGTTGGAGCAATAAACTGAGGTGTTGAGCCCCAAGCATATTGACCGTTAGCAAGCGCTGAAGCAATTGCAGGTGTTGAGAATGTAGCTGAAAGACGGCGCCATCCTGTCTGACCAACAGTTACGTTAGAACCAAGCATCTGAACACCTGCTGGGTTAGCAAATGTAACCGCTGTTGTTGAAAGAGGTGCGTTAGTAGCAAGTGAGATACCGATTGAAGTACCAGCCACAGATGAAACAACTGTGTTTGACTGGATACCAGAACCTGTTACAGCCATACCAATCAAAATACCTGCTGCATCAGCAACGGTCATTGTTGTAGCACCGTTTGATGCTGTAGCTGTAGTACCAAATGTACCACCGTAGTTTGTCAATGTAGCTGGGGTACCTTGGCGTACGAAGAATCCGTTAGTTTGACCAGCATCAATTGAGTTAGTTGTACCAGAGTTAGAACCACCAAGGTATGAAGTGCTTGAGATAGCATTCCATGAAGCTCCTGCAGAACGAATCTGGAAGAGGATTGGTGTTGATGTGCTGATATTTACGTTAGTAGAGATATAAGCAGAGAATGTGTATGACTGACCTGGGATGTATGGAACACCCTGGAAGCCAGTTACTGTCTGAGTACCGTTAGATGTGGTAGTTGAGTTAAGGTTTGAGAAGCTAATCCATGTAGGTGCACCAGCAGATGTTGATGAGCTTGTACCGCAGATAAGACCGTTGATACCAAAAGCACCAGTGTATGAAACTGTTACAGGCTCGCTTGCACGAGTCTGTGTAGCTCCAGCTGACATTGTAAGTGTTGTCAAGCTGTCAACGCTAAGAACGGTTGTACCTGAAGCAACACCTGTGCCTGTGATAAACATTCCTGGGAAGATGTTAAGAGTGCTATCAACTGTTACAGATGTTGAATTAAGAGTTAGTTGAGCTACTTTAGCGTATCCGCCAACCATTTCAGCAAGTTTTGTTGGAACACCTGCGTTTGTGATTGAGAATGAAGATAGCGCAGTACCAAACTGACGAATATAGTTGTTAGTAAGGATAGCAGCTTCTTCAAGCTGAGCAACTTCTGGCTGCATAATGTTGTTAGATAGATTTTGGAAGAATGGTGAAGATGCTACGCCAACAGTCTGAGTGTTGTTTGTAACTTCACCTGAAGATACGTTGTAGAAGAACTGGTTTGCAGGACGTACTACGTTCTGACCAGTATCAAAACGCAAAGGCGCTTGAATAGTACCACCGTTAGCAACAGATACTGTAATGATGTTTCCTGAGATAGAAACAATCTGAGCGTTAGTACCTACGTTAGTACCAGCTACATACATACCAGCAGCAAGGCCGTTAGCATTTGGATATACGGTGATTGAAGACTGACCTGAGATACCTGTACCTTGACGGAAAATAACCGCTGGGTCCCAAGCATTAATGCCGTAATCAAAATCTGTATTTGTTAAAAGGTTAAATACGGAAACAGTACCAAATGTAGTTGGAGTTCCGTTACCACCTGGAAGAGTTGACACAACGTCAGCTGTGCTATTTTGTGCTCCAAGCCCACCTTGACCACCTGCACCAATAGATACTTGGTAGGTTGTAAGAGGAGTAACAGTGAGGTTCTTGACGATTACTTGACCGCCACCGCCACCGCCACCAGCAATGTCACGAGAGCCGCCACCGCCGCCACCGCCGCCGCCGACGAGAATTACCTGGGCGCTAGTCACACCAGCAGGTGCAGTCCAGGTACCGCTGGCGGTAAATGACGCCTCGTTAATGTAAACGCGCCCCGAATTGTCATTCGGGAAGACGATAAAGTCTTTACTTGAGGAAATTGCCATTGATAGTTACCTGTCCTTTTCCGTGGTTAATTAGCTAATCAATACGCCAGAGATTAAAACATCAACTGCTGAAGCAACATCTGCTACAACTGTGATTGTTTCTGCAGCGTTTAAAACTGTACGAACGTCAAAGTTTACAGTACCGTTTGCTGGAACCTGTAGACCTGTGCAAAATGAAAAACCGCCCATCGTGATGGTTGCGGTACGAGTTGCTGCTGTCTTGTTAGACAAAATAACATTTGTCACGATAGCAGTGTTTGATGCAGGAACTGCGTATGCTGAGGCATCGGTTAGCCCAGCAGTAACAGCTTTAAATCGAGTTACTGTAGTTGCCATTATGCTAGTACTCCAATGTAGGCTAGTGTGGTTAAATTAGCGGACTCTGCAGCAATTGCAGCGACCTTAGTACTTCCCGCAGTATTAACTGCAGAAACCTGTGTTGTGCCTGCAGTATTAACAGCAGCTACCTGTGTTGTACCAGCAGTGGTGATTGTTGTAACGTTTGCAGCAGTTGCTGCAACAATGTCATTGACTCCAAGTAGGGTGCCTAAAGTTTCAAGTGACTTAGATACATAGATTAAATCTTGTGCTGTGTAAGTAGAAGCCGCAAGACTTGCGGTAATTTCATCTTTAACACCATTAATCTGTGTACTGAGGGAGCTGTAATCGGGCATTGATATTACCTACCTTCCGAGGTTATTAAAAGTGTAGCATTTTTAAAAGATTTGAAACTGTAAACGGATGACATTATGCCTGTGCTTCCGTCCATGAGATACGAGCACCAATGTTGGCTGCACCACTACCGATGTTGGTGGCTGTGATAACCAAGATATCTGGGCCGTTTGGATATCCAGGGGTAGAGACGTTGCCGTCACCACTAAGTACTGAGTTACCCAAGTCGCGGATTTTAGTCAAGTCTACGTCAGTCTTGTTGTAAGAGGTTGCTGAACCGTTTTCTGAGTAGAAGGACGCGATGTTATCGCCGCCTGTGATGAGGCCAGAAGCTGACTGTGCCTGCCCCTGACCAGGGCCAGTATTGTCAAAGTATAGAACCTGAGCCAAAGAACCAGAACCTACAAGGTCGCGAGTCCAGTCAGTAGGGATACCATCAAAACCACGTGTGGGAGTAAAGGTATAAGTACCTGTTGCTGTTCCAGTAAGAGGTAGTGATAGTGTAAGTCGGTTACCAGCAATTGCTGCAATTGTTGTTCCAGCACTTAAATTTGAACCAGTCATAAACATACCTGGAGCAAGACCCACAGTACCTGTTGTATCACCGATAGTTACATAAATCTGACCACCAGAACCTGTTACTGAAGTACGAGTAGTTGCTAGCTGAGCAGCTGTCCACTTTGTATATTCAATAGCAATTGGGTTCAGTACAGCGTCAAGACGGAATGAACCGTTTGCCTGGATACCGATACCGTTCATCTGAAGCTGCATGCGGTTCACAATTTCACGAACACCAAAGTTACGTGCAATCGCGTTGTCCACAGATGGAGCAAGACGCACAGCTACTAGAGGGCGGGTAACACCCGCTGCTATTGATAGGTACTTGTTCATACCACCAGTAAAGACGAATGTACCTTCTTGGTTAAATCCACCGTCCATGATGATAGAAGAACCCCAGTGAGAAATCATTGGAGCACAGTTCTGAGTAATTGATTGAACTGCTACCTGAGCGTTTCCACCAGTACCTGTGATTGATGAGTCTGGAGTAAATGTTACTGGAGACTTTGTACCAGAGAATGTGAATGGGATGTCTGGATAAATCTGTGTGATAGATGAGCGACGTTCTGAGATATAAATTGGTGCACAACCCTTTGTAGGATTATAAGCTCCAATTGAAGAGTACTTCATAATTTCGCAGTTAGTGTCATCCTTGACATAGATGTAGCCAGCTTCAGGCCAGTCATGAGTATCTTCAACCCACACAATATTTGCGTTAGGTCCTAGAGCTGCGCCAAGAGTTCCATTAGCGTCTCCAGCAAGCATGCGTGAGAAGTAAGCTGGGTCGTTAGCTACTTCGTAGCGAGCAGGCAAGTTACCAGAGCGCTGGTACGCAGCGTTGTTAACGTTGTTCTGCGACATACGATGGCACCATCTAATCTTACCGTCAACAGTACGCATACCAAAACGAATAGTTCCAGCGCCATACCATGTGTAGTCGATGTAAACCATCTGCATACGACCTACATCCATCTTGTAACCAGATGGGCCTGTTCCATCAAAGTGGTCAATATTCCACTCGTCTTGTGCAACACGTTGTGTCTGTGTAATTAAGTAGCGAGTTTTTGTAGCAGTAACGCCACGATACGCTGGAGCAATATTGAAAGATGTATCAGAGTTAATCTGAATTACCTTGTAGGTATTTCCCTTAATAACAACAGACTGTCCTGTATTAATTTGCTTACGGAACTGTGTGCTAAGACCAGTAACAAGGCTTGAATTCTTTGTTACGTTAACTCGACCAATACCTTCTTTTTCAGAGTGGCGACGGCATACGTACATTTCACGACCATCATACTCATAGTAAAATCCGTTTTGGTCATCAAACAATCCGCAGCGTGTAACAGCGCCATCCCAGGCACGAGCGTGGATGTATACGTTAATACCAGCTGGGTTAATATCAACTGTAGGAATTACTGATGTAAGAGTCACAGCATATTCAAATGTATTGTTGTTAATAATTTTTGTAACTGTATATTGACCATTAAATGGGTTGTAAGGGTATCGTGTTTCTACACCTTCAACACCAATAACAACACCAGCTTGGAAACCGTGGTCTTGTACAGTTTGAACTGTTACATAAGCTGGTCCAATTGCGCCGCCATTTAAGTACATGGCTTCAACATCATAAACAGGAGTCAATTGAGCTCCAGTTGAGAACTGCATTGACTTACCAGACTGGTAGCGGAAATAACGACGAGTCTGACGAATTGTCTGTGAGCCCATTGAGTTTGTAGCTGTTGTCAAAGCAACGCCACCATCATATGGACGGTGAATAATGTATCCGTCGCCCTTTGTCATAATCAAAGCTGTTGTAGGAACTGAAACAGCGGACTGCTGACGTGAGAGCTGGAAACTTAATGTACGAGTTGTAGCAACTTGGCTAACCTGCCAGTTACCATCAAAGCTGTTTGTACCAGCAACAACAATTGAAGCTCCTGGAAAAACACCGTGTGGGTTATCAAATGTAACTGTCACTGTTGAAACTGGAGCAGCGCCATCAGTTGAGGCAATCCAACGGTTAAGAGTGTTAATACCAGCTGCGTTGTATCCAAGACCTGGGTAGTTACCACCAGGGATGTGAGCGCCATCATAGATGTCTCCACCATAGATAGATGTTAATGTTCCAGAAAGGATATCTCCAGAAACCACACCACGAGCAATATAAGTAAATGAGTTAGGTGTAGGAGTTGAAGTAATAAGCGCTGTACCTTCTGCAAGGTAGTTAAGCGTTTCTTGAACTGAACACACTTGGTTTGGCAAGAATGCGTGAGGGAAAGTAGTTGTTACTGTTACAGTTGAACGTGGGCTAACTCCGTCACCAACAACAGATGCAACTTCAACAGCGTTACCGCCTGAAGGCTTAGCAAAGAATGAAGGGTAGTTGTTTGAAAGGAATACTGCTTCCCACTTAGATGGCTGAACAGAGTATTCAAAGTCTGTATCCATCAAAGACTGTGGAGTTGAAGTCTTTAGCTTCTGAGCTCCATCAATCATAGTGTCATCAAAAGTTACCTTTTGGTGTTCGTCATCAATAATAATTTGAAGCACGTCTGTAGAAGACATCGATGTTGTGTCATATTGAAGAGTAATAACTGTTTGGTATACAGTTGTTCCAGTGTCATTTGAAATGCTGAATGTTGGATAGGTATACGAAATAGTTGCTTTTAAACTTGGGTCAGAGAAGTTGAACATGACAATGTTGTCAGTCGCATTAGCGATAAGGAAGATGTGCTTCTCTTGAATATAACGATTAAGCGTAATCTGACGAGTCGCTGGATTAAACGCGTACTCCTCGGGAGCAATATTACGTGCCATTAAATTACCTTCCTAGATTAGTGTAATCGGTGGAACAACAGTGGTTGTTGTGTATGTTGTTGTGGTCTGTGAATAACGAGGGAAGAAAATGCCAAGTTCTAATTGAGCATCTAATACCAGTTGTTCACCGCGACCGCCATCGCCCGCTGGACCTGCCGTACCAGTTGGTCCACGAAGTCCAGTCGCACCTGTTGCACCTGTTGCACCAGTAGCACCGTTAACACCAATAGTTCCATTAGCACCTGCAGGTCCTGTTGGACCCTGGATACCACTAGCATATACTAGCGCACTCCAGTTCTGTGTGCCGTTACCAACTTTAAATTTTCCAGTGTCTAGTTCAAGACCCAATTCACCTTCTGCAAGAAGAGGGTTTGCTGAAGTCCATTGAGCTGCAGTACCGCGTCGGAACTGTACTTTAATTGCCATTAACCGTTAACTCCTCCGCTATCGATAGTGTCAGTTCCACCATAATTGCTTGTTGGACTGCCAGCATCTACGTTTAATAGTGTAATGCCTGTAGGGCCAGTTGGACCTAGTAAACCTTGATTTCCTGTTGGACCTGTAACACCTTGAGGACCTGTAACACCTGTAGGTCCTTGCAAACCTGTTAAACCTTGAGCACCTGTTGGACCAGTAGGTCCAATTGCCGCAGCAACAAGTGGAATCCAGTTTCCAACATCTCCAAGCGGATTAATTCCCGCTGTTGATTGTGAATTAATTCTTACATATGTACCCTTTAAAGTCGGGGTGTCATAGAATACTGCTTGCCCAACTCCATAGGCAATACCGCTCTGCCAAGTTCCAATAACTGTAAATGGTTGTGGACCAGTATTACCAGTCGGACCTGTTACACCTTGAATACCCTGAGCACCTGTAGCGCCTGTAGCACCAGTTAAACCGATAGAACCTGTAGCACCAGTTGGTCCAACAATATTTCCAGCGTTAACCCACGCAGTTCCTTGCCATACATAAAGTTGACCAAGAACTAGATAGCCATCACCTGTTGCGTTTCCAGATGGTCGTGCAGCAAGAAGTTCCGCATATGAATTGTAAGAACCTTTGAGAGATAAACCCGCACCTGTTTGACCAGTAGGTCCAGTTGGTCCTGGAACTGTTGATGTTGGTCCAGTAGCGCCTGTAGCACCTGTTGGTCCAAGCGCACCCTGCGGACCTGTTGGTCCTACAGAACCTGTAGCACCGACTAAACCTTGAAGACCCTGTGAACCTTGTGCACCTGTTGGTCCTTGAATACCTTGTGAACCAGTTGGGCCAACTGCACCTTGTATACCTGTTGGACCAGTAGGGCCTTGAATATAACCAGCGTTAATCCATGCATAGCCAGCCCAGATATATAAGTAACCATTAACTAGGTAACCATCACCTGCTGCACCAAATGGATGTGCGGAAATCAACTCCGCGTAAGAATCGTAGTAACCAACAATAACAACGCCAGTACCCTGAGGACCAGTGTTACCAGTTGCACCACGTGCACCAGTAGGACCCGCTGCACCAGTAGCACCAGCCGCTCCAGCAACACCTTGAATACCTTGTGGACCCTGTGCACCAGTTGGACCAATAGCTCCTGGAAGACCTGCAGTACCCGCAGAACCTGTTGGACCTGTAGCACCAACAGCACCAGCGGCACCAGTAGGGCCAGTAGCACCAACTGCTCCTGTAGGACCAGCAACTGTAGATGCTGCTCCTGTTGCTCCTGTAGGACCTGTTGCTCCAACGGGACCAGCGGTTGTTACATTAATTGTTCCAATTAAGTTAGCACTGTTTTGTGATGCATAGTAAAGAGTTGATGGACCATCAAATGGGATATCCCAAACAATGCTTCCGCTTGCAGTTCCATTTCCTGTTACACCATTTGTGTAAAGGTTACCTGGGCTATATGCACCAGCAGTTGTTTGAATAAAGAATGGTTGACCCGCAGCTGTTACGTCAAAACGATAACGAATACCGCGGATAACAGTAAGAGTTGGATTTGATAATCCATTGATTACATAGTTTGTAGTTCCATTTGCAGTAATAACAAATGTGATACCACCAGAAATACCTGTAGGACCTGTAGGACCGACAACAGTTGATGCTGCACCAGTTGCACCAGTTGCACCAGTTGGACCAGTTGGACCAGTTGGGCCAGTGTCACCAAACTCACCCGTTAAGGAAAGAACCCAAGAACTATATGGAGTTCCAATTGCACCGTCTAACGCATTAACAGCAATTGTTAAGTTAGTTCCAGCAACGGATAAATAACCTTCCATCCAAGTATTAGTAGTTGCTGTTGCAATAATTCTTGCTCGTTGTCCAGTAACAAATGCGTGATTAGTTGTATTTAAAGTAAATACTTTATTTCCACCACCAATAGTTACTGCGGAAGAAGAGGTCACCCCACTATATCCAGGGCCCTGTGGACCTGTTACAGATGGTCCTGTTGCACCAGTAGAACCAGTTGGACCTATTAAACCAGAGAAACCTTGAGCACCTTGAGGACCAGTGTCACCTCGTGCACCTGTTGGACCAACAGCGCCAGTAGCACCTGTTGCACCTGCAATACCAGAAACGCCTTGTGTACCTTGTGGTCCTGTAGGACCAGCAACACCAGTAGGTCCTGTTGAACCAGTTGGACCCGCTGCACCAGTAGGGCCTTCTAGGTTACCTACATTTTGCCATGAAGATGTTTGGGGATTCCAAACACAAAGATTTCCATTAGCAAGAAGATAAGCATCACCAGGTTGACCAACTGGGACTGCCGCTTGAAGCGCTGTTAAGTTAGCGTACTCGCCTTTGATTGTTACTGCTTGACCAGCGGCTCCTGTAGCACCTGTTGGTCCTTGCAAACCTGAAATACCTTGTGCACCAGTTGGACCTGTTGCACCAGCATTACCTTGTAAACCAGAAAAACCACGAGGACCAGTAGCACCAGTTGCTCCAGTTGCTCCAGCACCAGTAGGGCCAACAGCTCCAGCGGGACCTGTTGGTCCAGTTGCGCCTGCTGCACCTGTAGGACCTGTTGGTCCAGTTACACTAGTACCTGTTGTACCTGTTGTACCTGTGGTACCTGTGGTTCCAGTTGCGGGTACGTACCAGTTCGAATCGTCTGGTCCAATGACGGTAATTGGCATAGTCTTAGTCCACCGTTACCTGTTGAGTTACGAACACTTGACCTCGCAAAAAAGTTCTCTCAAAGGTTGCATCTGTTGTAGATGTAGCCTGTAAATCCCAAAACGCTCGTGCTGGCAAATATTTTGTAGCGCTGTTTGTCATTGACAGCTTAATTCTACCTGTTGCAGCATCTAAAATTGTAACATTGAAGGTGCCATATAAAGATGGTGAATTCGGATATGTACGAATTTGAGCTTTCCAAACTAGCCCCGTAATATTGAAATCAAAGTCAACTTGGCGTTCAAATGAGTCGCCTTGGTACATCTGTATGTCATATACCTCTACAGCGCTTGGGGTAGGGGTTCTTCCCATTAGGTCATTATTAAGGTAAACCCGCTCTGGCTTACGGCTATCGTCAATTTCTTGTGATAGATATACAGGAACAAATTTATTAGTTAGGCGGCTAACACGACGAAGTGTACCGACCTGAATTCTCCAGAGGCCAATGTTTAGCTGTTGGCATAGCTGTCGGTACTGTTCCCAACGTTGATTGATTGTATTAGTCAATTGCTCGTAACGCTGGTTACGTGGGATGACAACCCCGTCTGGAGCGCTAATGTTAATATCAAAAGATGCATCAGTAGCAAGAGCCCATAGGGCTTCAATTACAGCTAGGATAGCAACTGGGTACTCTTCAACAGGTGGAAGCTTTGCAAGAGACATGTTGCTTCCGTATGAATCAGTTCTTTCGTGCAAATGCTGGGTTACAGCAGTGTTAATAAAAGTTTCAATATCTGCATCTGTAAAGTAGCGGTAAGAAGTTCCAGCAACAAATAGATTTTCAGATGCTGTAAGCGCATACCTAAAATGAAGCATGCCTTTATCTTTTTCTAATTTGTATCCGCTTCCAGATAAAACAGCGGCATTGTTGATAGATACATATAGTGTGTAAGGGTCAATAGGTTTTTCTTTTAAATAAAAGTCTTTAGTGGAACCATCGCCAGTAACGGCAAAGGTAAACATTTTAGGCATGTCACCGAGTTCTAGTCGTACTCGAGAGACCAAATCTGCCATTAAAGCCATTTAATCCACCCCTCACACTAGCTAGTACATAGTGTCAGTAATTAGTAATAAATTCTGTATAAACGAAGAAGCGGGCATCAATGTGCCCGCCGCTACGCCAAATATAAAAGTTTAGATAACTCCAGCTAGATAGCCTTTTTCTTCAAGGTGCTGAGCAACTTGACGAGATACCTTGTACTTCTGTCCAGCTTTAAAACTAAAATAATTTCCTGCACCTAGAGTCATTTGTTCAATGTCCTCTACAACACGAATAAGAACCTTGTCCTCATCTGCTGAACCTACAACTGTTGGTTCATCAATGATGACAGTTGCGCGATTTGGTTGTGTTGCATCAATTACTTCTGTTTCAAGCTTAATTTGAGCGGCTGCGGTAGCCATAGACATTTCACCAGCACGTTCCTGAAGAGCCTCAATATTATCTGCAATTTGAGCTTCACGAGCGCGTCCCGTGACGTCTGTTGGTTTTACTTTACTTGCCATTTGTATCCTCCGATTGAATGTCTGTTAAGTGGTGCTTTAGGGGTGGAGTTTTATCTCCACCCCCTCAGCGGGTTAAACTAATTAGTTGGTTTCTGCAATGATTACAGACTGGTCAGTAATTAGACCAAGACCGAAGATTGAGTACCAAGCAAGAGCGTGCTCACGACCGAAGTCTAAGATACCGCCATCGCGTAGTTCAACAGGAAGTGAGATTGCGTGTCCGAATGCGTTATCTCCAATGAAGATAGCTGCATAGCGGTCAGAACCACCGTTACCTGTCTTTGTTGCAGGAGTTGTATATCCTCCACCAGCTGTTACTGTTGGGTTAGCAACAGTTGTATCAGCTGAGTAAGAAGAACCAGCGCCGCCAGCAACCTTAAGAACCTGAGTTGTTTCAATGAATACGCAATCGTATAGACGACCGATTTCACCAAGCATGAAGTTACCTGGAGCAGCGTACTTTGTGACTTCAATAAATTCTGGATTATCACGAAGTTTACGGCTCTGGTGGGGGTGAACAAACGCCACGTAGGTTTCGCCAAGACGTGGGATGTTCTTTGTGCTTAGGGTCTCTACTGCATCCTTGACTGTATGAGGTGTCAAGTAGTAGGTACCTGTCATAGCAGCACGGTTAGCAGCGGTTGTACCATCTGCATACCAGTTGTTTACTGCTGTGAGTGATGAGCGGTCTTCACCGTAAATGGTTGAAGTTGCTGCGTATAGTGTGTCGCGTGATAGCTGGTCTAGATAGATAGCCATGTTACGACCAAGAAGACGTGAGGCTGAAGCCATTACGTCATCGAATGAAGCATTAAGCAATAGCTCTGAAACAGCAAGAGCATATCCATGCTCTGATACTGTGATTGAGAACTGCTGTGCTGTTAGTGCGTTAGTCTGCATACGCACGCCTTCTACGAGTGAACCCGCAAAGCCGAGGTTGTTGTAACGCATGAAGTTAATCTGAAGACCAGGAGCAACTCCTAGTTCAGTCTTCTTTACTGCAAACTGCTCAAAGCGCAAGATTGGCATGGCCTGGAAAAGAATTTCCTTTGACCAAATTGTCTGAATCGCTTGAGTCAGCTGTGTATTTGTACCTGAGTACGCTGTAGGTGCTGCGGCAAGATTGCCTGTACCTGTAATACCTGATGCCATTTAGCTATGACTCCTTAGTTGAATTTGGGTTTTGGTGGGATTAACCGAACAGCCCCGAAGACTTGCCTTGAGCTTTTGGACTCAATAGCTTGCTTCTGTATTTTGCGTAATCGTTCATCGACATGGTTGAGATATCCTCAGCCGTAAAGTTACGTTGCTCCATATTAGTTTCCAGTGGTCCAGCTGGGGGCGTGGTTACCCGTGTCCCCGTCATTTCTTTTCTAGCGTTCTGCATAGCAGATTGCGCCGATTCAAGAATTTTTGCAGAACGTTCTCTTAAACCTTCAATACTTGCATCTAATTCTTCACGGTTGTTACCGCTAATTAAGTCAAGTAGTTCAGGAATAATGTTATCACGTTCTGCCTCTACACGTTGTGTACGGTAGCTCTGTAAATCAGCAAAAGACTTTTCGCGTTCCAGAAGAGCAAAGGCTCGTTCGCGCTCTTGGCGCTCACGCTCCAACTGCTCCTGCCACTCTGATTCTTTTTGCTTAAGTAAAGAACGAACATCTAAATCACTTTCAAGAGCTTCTTTTTCTGCTGCTGCTCGTGCTGCTTCTTCTGCTGCACGTGCTGCTGCTGCTTCTTCACGCTCACGCTTAAGTAAATCTAGTTCTTCCTTTAACTTATCAATCTGAGGATAGAGTTTTTCTTTCTCTTGGCTACGAACTTTTGCCAAGTCATCTTCCGTATAAAACTTGGAAGTTGCCTTAGTAGTAGGTGCGTCAGCGACAACTGCGTTGTCTGACGACTGCGCTACAACTGGAACTACTCCTGCTTCGACCGCAAAGGCCTCGGCGTTTACTTCTGCTGTTTCCATTTTTGCTTCCTTACATCCTAGGGGTCGTTGTCCGAATTAATAACACATATGACCAAACGTTGTTTATATTCTGTCCTTTCAGCACGAAAATGTCAGGTTAAACGACTATTTTTCGTACTCTTCTGGAACGCGCCTCTGAGGGAGGACTGTTCCATAAGCTTCTGTTACTAGCTTGTTGCGGAGGTCGGCTTCACCCATGTCCGCGGCTGCTAGTGCGCCATCTATTGTTGGTGGTAATACAGCAGGAGCGCCTGGTTTACCAGTTGCGCTTGGAGCGCCTGGGGCACCACCAGTTTCTGGATTTGGCATAGTTCCTGTTAATTCTGCAATTTCTTGTTCAATTTGAGTTTGTAGCAACTTAAGCGCTCCGTCAGCGGTAGCGTCATCAAGAAGTTCTTGACGAATCTCATTAAGTTTTGCAGCAGGGAACTCTTCTCCAAGAGTTCTAAGTGCGCCTTCTTTAGACTCAAGACCAAGAGAAAGCATAGATTGAACCTCATTAAGAGCAATTAACTTATCTAATGGCAGAGGCTGTGGGAAATGTACATATGAAAGGTATGTGATGGGGTCATTAGGGTCTAGTTGAGCAACTTGTCCCTTTTTCAACTTAACATCTGATTCTGGGTTCCAGGTAAAGGTTTCTGGTTCTTTAACTGCAAGGCTACGTAAAATTAACTCGTTAACTCGTTCTAGGCCACGTGCATATTGAATAATCTTTTGGTGGTAGCGGTTCATCAAAGGCTGGAACTGGATAGATAGCGCAACGCCTGATGTGTTAGAGATAGGCTGTGCTTGACCAAGAGCGGTCTCAGGAATACCAATCATTTCATGCATGGACTTCTTGAGCATAGCTAAGAACTCCATAGCGCCTTTAAGACCCTGTGCTCCACCTTCTAGGTTCTCTACTCTTGCGTCTTTTGGTAGACCACCCCAGACTTTGTTAGCGCCCTTTTCAAGCTGAGAAGCCTTAGCACCGATGATGACCGTGACGGGCGCAGCATGGTAGTTAACGATGTCAGCGATATCAGTAGCAGTTTCATTATAAGTACGATTGATATTAATAACGTCGTGACAATCAGAGAGACCCCAAGGAGAACCACTAATACGAATATTAGGGATATGAATAATGGGAATAGTGCCAAGCGGGTTAGGGCGAGAATCAATAAGTTCATCGTTGATGTATTCCTCAATCACATCTTCTGTAAGGATTTCAGTGTAAGTAAATACCTGACGTGTACCTTCAAGAGATGTGCCCCAGAAACGGTACTTTAATTTAAAACGTATTAAACGTTCGCGGTCATGCGGGTGAAACTCTGGAAAACAAAAAGACGCGTTAAGTGGAAGGATGCGTACGCGACCTGGATGTTGCATTCCTGAAGGGTCTGTCCAAGGCTCTTCGTAGGCAACCTTAACAAAACAGTCTCCAGATACAGCGCCTTGCTGACCCATTTCCCACAATACTGTAGCTTTATTGTTATCTACTTCCCATACTCTTTCAAGAAGGTCGGGAACAATAGCTTCTGTTTCTTTTGGTGAGCGGAAGTTAACACCTTTACCAAAAGTAAAGTTAATAATAAAATCTGAAAAAGCGCGGAAATAGTTAAGAACTAATTGTGATTCGCCTACTTGACGGCGGTAAGAATAGTGATGACCAAGATACATGGCCCAGTTAAGAGAATAGCGATTAAGACGAGGGCCGTGAACTTCGAACTCTTCATCTGCTAGTTCCACCAATCCAAGGGGAGAGATAGATATTGTAAGGTCGCTAGATGCAGCCCTGTATGAGGGAGGCGAAAAATCAATACCGCTCAAAACTCACCTGTTTCTAACTTAAGAGGCGCTAAGAATACCACGAATAGTAAATTTAGCTAAAGCGCTTTTTGCTTAAAACTTTTTTAGCAACTGGCTTAGTGACCTTCTTTTTTTCTGACTCTTCTTTTTTCTCTAATGCTTCGTGTGTGTAATCTCTAAAACGGGGGTCCACCTCTTTTTTAGATTTAACGTATTGACCGCCCATTTGGTTGTATCTGGCATGAATCCAGTGACCTCGGGCGGGAGAGTTTTTAGAAAATTTTGTCCCTGCTTGAGCAGTAATCATGTTCCAAAGTTTAGGATTAGCGGCTTCCCGTTTTTCCGTTTCTTTTACTTCTTTACCTCTAATTAATGCCATATCAAATCCTTTTATAAATAAGGAACCTACCCCCGCCAGGTATGTTAAACGCCTGTAGAAAAACGGGGGTAGGAAACCTAATTAATCGTTTACGACTGAAGGGTTAGATGCTTTTTGATTAGCGCCGCTGCGGAAAACTTCCTCAAAGCGGTTATCGCCATGGTCAGCAAATGCGCCAGCAGAAAATTCTGACAAGTTTGCTGGTGCTTCTACCCAAGCTGCTGAACCTACGTGAGCACGCTCGCGCATTGTTTCTTCAGCTGTCTTTGTGTGGACTGGCTTGTTACGGTTAGGACGACCTGCTGCAGGTTCGTATCCCTGCATTGCACCGTTAGTAAATTCCTGTGGAATGTCGGTGTCTGTTGCAAGACCTTCTTCAAAGCGAAGAGGGCCGCGTTGTCCTGGAGTTGCAGGGGACATCTTACGGTCGTAAGTGTTGCCTGGACGTTCAGGAAACTTTGGTGTTGGGGCAATTGCCATTTTTATTACTCCTTATAAGGGTTGAGGACCTCGTAGAAAAGTATCCTGCGATTTGAATCTAAAGTCAGGCTAAAGTAACGACTATTTAAAGAATGGAGAGCTAGAGACCTCAACCATAGGCATGGTTAAATCTAGGGTTAGTGCACAAGCAATAGCTAGGCTATCGGCATAGTCATCGTGGGCATGGGCTTCATCTGGGGCATGGGCAAGAAAGTTAGGACCAGTAAACTTGGTTTCTAAATCTGTCATTTGTTGGTAAAACCGCTTCCAAGTACGTAACCGTCGTGTTTTTGCGTGAGCAGGCCAACCAACCATACGTCGGTCAATTAACGCTTTAAGGTGTTTCCAACGTTTTGATTGTTCTGGTTGGCTACTGCCAATTGAATGCACTTCGGCTCTAGGAAGTAACAACCGTAATCTTTGAGCAACTGCGTCACCCACACCGTTAGCGTCAACACCTACACTAAGTACATCGTAACTTCCAAGAAAGTTAACTATTTGAAAATACTGGTCTTCCCAGTCATCGCCTTGAATCTCTAACCAATTTAAAACTCTATGGTCGTAGTATCCAAACTCATCTGGCCTATCCCAGTCTACCCAGACCACCGTGACGACCGTCGAGTCCAATTTGCGAGCGGGGTCGATGCCGACCACAACTGGAGAACGATGCCAAGCTTTAACCAACTCTTGTGAGGTGTCTCCAAGTTCGTCCATGATTGTGGATGTGACGAACATCCCTCTCTCCAGCAACCATTTACAACAGTAGGACATTTGGAATTCATCTGAGTCCTCTCCAATACGAAGCATCTCTTTTTTAATAAACTTTGCGTAATTAGCGTTGCACTTAGATACGTCTCGGTAATCCCACTCAAAGTGGTTCTGCCGTGCTCGTGTACCTGTTTGACGACGTTTATTTAATTGTATCGAACGATAGAAGTTATTCTTATGAGTAGTAGGAGTGCCAGTCTTCACCATTGTTCCTGAGTAATACGCCAACATAGGTGAAATAGACTTAGATACCACAAAGTCGTCTGCTTCTTGGCACTCATCAATAACAATAAGATGGAAAGACTTAGATTCAATTTTAGCTCTAGGGTTAGCTGTCATCATCATTAAAGATGAACCAGAGTTCTTTAATTTAATCTGTCGTGTAACACCAGGAACTTTACCTAACGAGTCATCAATCTCTGGGTCACCAAGAATCTCAAGCGCTCGCTCTGATGTAAGACGATTAACAGTACGACCAAAAAGGGTTTCTACCTGACCTTCAACAGGAGCAAACATACCAATCCAAATACCATTTTCAAACTTACCAAGTAGGTCTGGGTACATTTTTGCAAGTCTTGGAAGAAGTACCATAAGTGTAGCTACAGTGTTAGCAATAGTTTCTGATTTACCTGACTGACGTGCAGCAAGTGCGGTTATTTCTTCACCATCATTAATAAGTACAGATTCAATAATGCGGCGAGCAAGCGGCATTTGATAGGGGTGAAGGGTGTGACCTACAAGAGCATCCATAAATTGAATGCAACGGTCAACTAGTTTTTTAACAAACTCTTTAGATAACTCATCAAGTTCTTCTTCCTCTTCTTCGGGAAGGGCGTCATCGTCTTCGAGTTCATCCTCAGGGAAAAACTCTTCGTCATCTTCTTCTAAAACAATATTGTTGTCCATATTAACCTTAGTTTAATAGAAAACAAAAAGCCTGGGCAGTTATACCCAGGACCTTTTGATGCCACCACACGGGGAGAGGAAGAGAGGCAGAACAAAGTTTAGCATAAAATCGACAAATAGATTTAACGGCTTTTCATTCTGGTGTGCAACTCGTTGACAACGGCGTGCAAAGCTTCGGAACCTTGCAAAGCTTCATTTAAAAATACCATGTCTCTATTTTTAGAGTAAGACGATAGACATCTAGATATATCAATTAGGGCCTGTTCTGACCACATTTCTAATTCACCAGTAGGTATCTTAGATACACGTCTTGCCACTTTTTCAGAAAATGGTTTTACCCATGGCTCTTTATCTTTAAAAAAACTCATCATATGCCCCGTCCTCTGGTTTCCAGGCAGTTCGCCCTCTCATAGCTCCTTTTAATATCTCATCTACCCTTGCGTCATCATCAGGGTTAACGTTTGGGTTATTAATCCAAACCCCAAAATAGAAACCAGGGTTTGTAAATGGTACTCTAAAAACTAGGCATTTGCCTAAACGGTATGGGTGTTCAATTTCTTGTGTGGTTCCCACCTCAAGTACAGGTAAAGCTTTCTTGTGCCAGTACCTTAAAGTTCCTCCGTATAGTGGTCCGTATGATTTCATCTTAGTTTCTGGGTCCAAACAGATAGTTGTCTAAAGTGGGCAGTCCTTGAATTTTATCAGCTTTAGATGCGTTATCACTCATTCGTGTTTTAGCTTCTGTAGACATTGTGTCTAAGTTTGCTGGTCCCATATCAGACCAAGTATCTAAACCAGATGATTTTAAGTATTTTCCAGTAGATGAAGAATTTTGAAGTCCTACCCATATTTGTGTAGGCACGTTTCTGTATTCCCACCAAGTGTTGTCTCTAAATACAACATAAAGAGTTCTAGAAGTAGCGTTGTACCCAATACTTTTTGCTCGTGGCCTTGGCGGATTACTGGTAGGTGCTGTCTCTAGTTTAGTACCCGCTTCAGTAACATCTTTTGGAACTCGAGAGTCAAAATCGTTTTTTCTTTGTAATTCGTCGCTAACTTCTTTAAAACGAGCCGACATCGTTTCTTTTTGTTTTTTTGTAGCCATTATTCCTCACAGCTATGTAACTGAGTCTCAGTCTCTAAAACACGTGCAAAACAACGAGCGCAGCGAAGATACTTAGGTGGGTTGTAATTATTTTGGGCAGTAGCGCCTAATTCAAAGTCTGAGCCATCCTCATCTTGAGGAGAGTCATAATCAGTAACTATTCGGGATTCCCTAAATAGTTCGCTTGGGAAAGGTCCTTGCGGATTTATGACTGAATCTGGAACTGGATGAACTTGAACTGCTTGTCGTCTAGTTACTTTCATCCGCGGCTACTTCGTCCGCTTTTGGTTCTGCTTTTTTCTTTGCAGATTTATCAGCAGGCTTTTCATCAATAGCTTCTACTAATGGGAAGTGACCCAAGTTAGCGCGGTCACGTAGCCATGCTGGCAAACAAGTAGAGCAGTAGTTAACTGGGTTTACGCCAGGGTCAGCGCAGGTATAGTCTGCATTAGTTTCACAGTTGTCGCATTTTACGTTTGCCATAATATCCTCCTAATAGTGGGAGGCGGAGTTACCCGCCTCCCCTTATTCTACTTAGTAGAGCCGATTCCGTACGCCTTATCCTTAGGATTTAACGCCTTAGCAAGTGGACCGACTAGACCAGCAATGAAAGCATTTAGCAGGGTCTTTGGGTCTGAAATCCCGCTCATGTACAGAGCAGCGACTGACGCAGCTGAGGCACGTAAATAAGTACCAAGAGCTGATATAAGTTGTTCTTTATTCATGTTTCTCCTTTTATCCCTATGTGTGTGGGGATAGTAAAAGAGTACTCCTACTTTTCGATTTCGTCTAGGTGCTGTGTAAAGCGACCCTCAAGACGAGCAACAGAGATGCGTAGGTCTACCATCTCAGTATGAATTTTATTGACGGTATCTTTCATCGAGCTTCCGCCGTTGGGCTTAAGCTCATGTACAAAATTCTTTAGGTATGATTTTAATACCCATGATGTGGCTGCAATTATAGTTGCACCAAAAGCTGCAAATCCAGCTAATGTGCCAGCCCACTCTGCTAATGACATAATATACCAATCCTAGTTTAAATTTGATTAGCGCGTTATGTCGTCCATATGATAAAAACAAGCGTGATGTAATACACAATTAAATAGGTAAATACCCTATTTGTCTCATTAAAATAAAAATATTTAAATTTTCCTGTTTGCACTTGACTTACCCTGTAAGGCTGTGGCAACCTTGTAGGTGATAAGCCACCAGTGATGGTGGCTTTTCGCACTGAGAGGAGCAATCAAATGCTTAATATCAGAATCAATCTAACAGTTGATTTAAAGAAGGTAGGAGCAGCTGTAATGGCAGGGTTTTTAATCTTGTCACATATAGTTACCCCAGCATACGCACTAAGCAGTACAAAGGATGCCGAGCAGAAATTCTTGGTAGCCAATGAAAAGCCTATAACCGTATCGCTTTCCCGCCTTAAAGTAGTAACAACAAAATCAGCAGCCAAGGCCGCCTTGGCAAGTGACACCGTCAAATACTTTGACGCTGAAGCGCTCGCTTTTCTGACCGTCTATACAAAAGATTGGTCAATTGGCGAATGGACATGTCTCCGTAACCTGTGGACTAAAGAGAGCCACTTTAACCCTAAGGCTTTAAATAAGTCTTCTGGTGCTTACGGAATTGCACAGTTCATGCCCTCAACGTGGGGCAACTACAGGGTAGAAAAAACAGAAAGTGCACAACTTCAAATAAAATACGGGCTTCGTTATATTGAAAAAAGATATGGAAGTGAAAATGAGCCAAATGGCGCATGTAATGCTTGGAGATTCTGGCAGAATAACAAGTGGTACTAACGCACCAAATTTTGACGGTACCCAACCCTGCAAAGGAATTGATACTGAAATGTTTTTTCCAGCCCCAGAACGGTTATTAGAATCCAAACGGTTTCTAAAGACAGTCTGCGGGAGTTGTAGCTTTCAAAACCCGTGCTTACAGTGGGCGCTTGATAACCAAGAACTTGGTATTTGGGCGGGCACTGACGAGAAAGACAGACATTCGATAAAAAGACGAAAAATTTAAATAAAAAAGCCCCAGCCAATTGGCTGGGGCTTTTTGTTTGTTTTGAGGTTATGAAACTGTTGCAAACGGTGTAATTGTGATTGTTGCGTTTGTTGAGATTGTTGCTGCACCCGCTGCTGTTGACTGGGTCTTGATTGTTCCAGCCACGCCTGAAAGACCAGCAACTGTAAGGCCTGATGTTGAAAGTGTGCCTGAAGTTGTTGTTGTGTAAGAAACAGTGTTTGTAGCAACTGCTGTAACTGTGTATGTACCGTTAAGTACATCATTTGGTGCAACAAGTGATGCAACTGTAATCCTTGTACCTACTGGGTACTTAGCACCAGCACCTGCTGAGGTGATTGTTGCTGTTGTACCTGTACGTGCAACTGCTGTAATTGTTGAAACTGCGTTTGTAGCTGCCGTTGCAGTTGTAATATTAGCAGTCTCGTAACCAGCATCCTTAAGCTCATCAAGAGCTACTGCTAGTGTGTCACCAATTGTTGAAGGTACGTTGATGTAACCAATTCCAGCGCCATCAGCTGCTGTTAAAGCAGTTGTTAGCTGAACCTTGCCGTACTGGCCTGTAATAGCTCCAGCGTTAGCTGCGTTAGTTACTGTGAACTTAAGAGCATCTGCTGTAGCAACAGTTGCTGCTGAAAGATTGTAAGCACCTGCTGTAAGACCTGTAATGTTTACAGAGTCACCTACTGCAAGATTGTTTTGTGCTGTGTATGTAACAGTTGTTCCATTACCTGAAACTGCTGTAATGATGTAATTGCCTGTACCAGCTACAAATGCTGGGAATCCTGACCAACCTGCTTCTGCGTTTGCGTGGTTGTCAAGAGCTGCGTCTAAGCGGTCTGCTGCTACACGTGTAGTAGCTGCCCATGCGTAGTCGCCTGTTGAGCCGCCGATGTTTGCTGGGGTCACTGCCGCAGCACGGTCATCATTTGGCTGCATAGGGAAGTTACCCCATACAAAGTCAACGGCTTGCTGACCTGATGTATCTGTTGCCATTAAAAGTACCTGTTTTCTCTAGAGTGGTAATAACGCCTGATATCGGGGGCGCTGGTTACCATTCTCCAAGAGGATTTACCTATTGTCAGGCGAAACTCGGGGTTTTACTCAAACCAGTTGACGACCGTATAACGCAAGCCCTCAGTCACTGGATATATCTTGTGATTATAGACGTAATTGGCAGCAAAGAGGATAGCCATATTTGCCTTAGGTTTAATCTTTAATCCAAAACGTGGGAACTCAATCTCCCCACCCTCATAGTCATCGTTTAAGTAGTAAGAGATGGAGAAAGTTCTAGGCATGTTTTTATTATCGTCTACGTGGTTTTCAAAATGATGGCCTTTACCATATTTTAAAATTTGCCAGGATTCCCCCGTAGCGTACGGTTGACACCCATGATTAGTAGCATAATCTAAAATAGTTGGCTGCAATTTCTCATTTAAAAGGTCGTGTACTTGAATACCTGCTCCAAAATTAGAGTTCCTTAAACTAGGGTTTCTATCAAAACTTTGCAAACCGATAGTTTCAACAACTCTTATATCGGTGTTAACTTTATAAGAACCAGTGCTGGTATCGCCAACACTTCCAATAGTACCAAGTTGCCAAACAAGCTGTTTTATTTCTACAAGGCCTTCTATGTCACTTATAAAATTTTGTGGGTTTTCCATAACATCGTAATAAGCCCAAATACCTGGGGCCAACTCTTCTCGGTTAAATCCCATTATTGTGCTACCTCTACTTGACCCCATTTATGCAAAGGGCACTCAGCTTTAGCTAATTTTGATTTTTCTGGCATAAAACAACCGCATTTTTTACATTGTTTTGTAATTTTAATTAACTCTGGGCATGACAAGCACATGTCGTACCTAGTTTTGTGAATTTCATCTGAAACACGTTCAACGTTTGGATTTACTAAATCCCAAGGTCTTGTTTCACCAAGGTTTTTCTTCCATTGTTTCCAAGGGCTTAGGTTACCCTCTTCAGGCGTTGTCATATTTTGCTCCTTATTCTTTTGGTCGTACAAACCCTATACCGTCGTGAGTCCAGCCTTCTCCAATATCCTGGTCAGGCATAAATTCAATAACTTTAGGATTTGAAGACATTCCAGCTAAAATCATTTCTACTTTTTCATGGGATACGCCGTCAGTGTCTTCGTCATCAAAGGTCCAAACCATGAAAACATCACCTTCAGCTACAAATGCAAATTTACGCTTCATTTATTACTCCTTTGCTTAAAGTATACAGTATTAGATACATCCAATAACTCTCCAGATACCGCCAGCTGCACGGCATTGACATGCCACACCACATCCAGGGGTAGGACCTACTGAAGGGGTACCTGTAGCACCTCCCACTGTTGCTTGCACAGTAGTAGTTCCTACAGTTGTAGTTCCTACGGTTGTAGTTCCTACAGTTGTAGTTCCTACAGTTGTAGTTCCTACAGTATTTCCAGTACAAGTGTTAGTACACTGGCAGCAACCACTACAAACCATGCCAGTGCAAGAACCCTCACAGTTGTAAGTTCCAACATATCCACAACCAGCTGAGTAAGTTCCACAAGATTGCCCAAACAGAGCGCTGCAACCTCCACCGCCCACAGTAACAGCAGCACAACCAGTTACTCCTGGAGTACCGCCGCTTCTAGTAATTTCTGCGCCTCTTGAACAAGCTACTTGACTTCCATCAGAGCATACTTGTGCCCGTGCTTCATAATAAATAGTGTATTGAAGGTTACTAATACAAACAGTTTCTTGAACGTTTCCAGATACAACTTGGCAAGCTCCACAAGTAACGCCGCCGCCAACGGATACCTGTCCACCACCCACTGATGGAGGAGTTGGTGTAGGAGTAACTGGTGCTACATATAACGTAGGAGTAAGAGTTGGAGAAGGGGTTGAAGTCAAACCAGGACCGTTAGCATTAACTGCTTGTACGGTAAATGTATAACCTCTATTAACCTCTAAACCAGAAAAAGTGTAACTTGTTGAGTTATTACCAGTACTAACTACGGCTCCAAAACTTGGGGTAATTGTGTAACTAGTAACTGCAGCACCCGCATTTGGTGGAGCAACCCAACTAAGAGTAAGACCTCCGCCATTTTTTAAATCATTTCCACTAAGGCTTGTTGGAGTCCCTGGAACTGTGGTGGCATCAACTGGACCAGCTTCGGTAGAGTCATCAGAGTCATAAACTAAATTTCTAGCTTTTATTTTAAATTTATATTGCTTACCAGATTTTAAACCTTCAATAACAAATGTAGATAATGAAGATGAAATAGTTGAAGTTACGGTGTTTGAGGCGTCTGTTGCGGCAGCGGTAATAACGTACTCAGTAATTGGTAATTTTCCCGTGTAATTGGGAGCATCAAATGTTAAATAAGCAGCGCCATTGTCAAAGCCTCTACCAGAACCAGAATCAGATTGTGACGTGATTGTTGGTGCAGTAGGCTTAGTTTTCCTCTGGGAATCCCCAGTTCCAGGAACTAATGGCATTAGGCACTCAAATCGCCAAGTAGCACCCAAGTATTTTCTGCAAGTTTCATAAGTGTTGCAGCAGACCATGTAGCTCTTAATTTAGCTCCAGGTGATGCATTAACACTTACGCTTCCTGATACTCCTTGAAATACAACCGCACCAGCAGCTCCTCGCACAAAGTGAATCTGTGAGCCTAAAGGAAATGCTTGAGATGCGTTTAAAGGGACTGTTACTGTAACAGTAGCGCTTGTGTTAACGCAATAAAAAACTTTGTTTTTATCAATAAGAGTAAGTGAAAAGCTTTCAGCCTTTTGTTCTACCGTATTATCAATAGGAACGGCAGAAATAGAGCCAATAACATTAGATGCGCTAATTGTTCCTGTGTAAAGACCAGTTGGGGTAACCGCTGCTAGAACTTGATTAATCTCTGAACGCCACTCTTGAAGTGCCGCTGATTGACTTCCTAAACCTTTAATTACCAAACCATTTGTGTTTATGTTGGCAGGGATAATAGTGTTGTTAGAATCAGCTGTTTTTCTAATGTATTGGGTGTGAGAATCGGCAACAACGCCAGTTTCTACGTTTGCAATACGTGCACTTACAGTTCCAAAAGCATTTGATGAAGCATTAAATGTACCCGCTGAGTTAGCTGCAGAAGATTGGTTTGGGCTAGCTCCAAGAATGGTTTCAATTGCTACAACTTCTTCTTGAAGGGAGTTTGGGTGGGAAGCGTCTACTGTATCTGTAACGTTTGATTTGGTAGTAAATACCTTAACGGAACCTGGATATGATGCTGTCATTGTAGGCCTCTCTAATTCTGTGACTCTCCATTAGGTCCTTTGCCTGGGCTAGCAAAAACACTAATGGACGGTTTTTCTTTATCTGTTAAAAACATCTTTCTTAAGCCAAAGCGTGAATCGTTGACCGTAAGAGGTTTTGTAACAGCTTGTTTGAAATCTAGTAATCTCATGGAGACCACCTATTCCACTGCAATGCATGTGTTTCTTTTCCTTTTATAGGAGCAGTAACACGGGTAAGTTTATCTCTAAACTGACGACTTTTAATGCCTTTTACATCTGAAGTGACGGAAGATTTTATTTCTGCGGTTATCCCGACCTTTTTACTCTTCTTCATTATTCCAACTTAACTGCTGGGCCAAATTTAGTTTGAACCAGAGGAGTGGTTTCCCCGCCTTTGTCTACAGAATAGAACTGTTTCCCGACTTTAGGACTTTTGGGAGGTTTTGGAGCACGTGGCCCACTCTCGCGTTTTGCTCCAGGGGGTTTAGGGGTTCCAGACTTTTTAGATTTTGGGGCACCAATAGAGCGAGGTGCTCGTGAAGATACTGATGGTTGCGTCTTTTGAATGGGGCTTGAAGGAACAAACGTTCTGCTACTTCCAGTTCTTTTAGACGCTGCAGTTGACGTTGTCTCTTCAACAATTTCGGCATCGTAAATCTTAGGCTCACGAGAGCGAGGAGATTGTGGGGACTTTCCGTCAGTTCTTGAAGCTTTAACTTTTTTAGGCGCAGCTTCTTTTGCAGCTTTAGCTTTTTCATTTGCAATTTGATTAGGTCCCTTAAGCTTTGGGGATACCGTTCTAATTTTGCGAATAGTCGGAAAGACAGCCTTTTTTGGAGCTGAGGACAAAGCCTGAGCTCTTAATACATTATCTGAGGTAGCCTGGACTGATTTACTCATACTCTGATTGTAGGTGCTTTTCTTCGCACATTCTTGCTAAATCAGGGACTACGTAACGCCTATTGCATAAAGCGCAGGTCCAGCGCTTTAAGCGCTCTTTATCATCCACGCTCTGCCCACCACATTCCAAGGGCAGTAATAACGACTAGCGTTACTAAAAATACCCCTTGGAATGTAAGGTGAGTCAGATAGTACATTATAGGAACTTAACCAATTCAGCCCAAGTCTTAGGGCCAATGATTCCATTAGAGTCAACTACATCGTGGTTATCTTGAAAACCAATAACTGCTTTCTTTGTAGCTGGGCCGTAATCCCCATCAGCTAGAAGACCGAGTGCACGTTGTACAACCTTGACTCCTTCTCCCTTATCTCCTGGACGAATCTGTCCTGGAAATGCTGGAGCTTTTGATTTAGGGACTGTTGCTGTTACTTCATTTCCATTGTAATTAGGACGACCCCAACCAACAATTGAAACCATAACCTTCTTCTTGTTAGCCTTGTAAGCGCGAACTTGTTCGCAAACTTCGCCGCCATTGCGTTGGCTTCCTTTTTTCTTAGAAGATGTGTTTCCTTCTAGAGTGACTACGACGCCATCTGAATCAATACCTTTGCAGATACCTACGTGAGAAATTCTATCGACGCCATCTCCTGGAAAATCAAAATACAAGATATCTCCTGGCTGTGGTGACTGACCGCAGTCAGCTTCGAACCATGTGCCCATCTTCTTAAAAGCTGCAGCACCTGCCACTGTAGAAACAGTATTAGGAACCTTAACCCCAGCCTGGTTGGCACACCACATTACGTAGCTGCCGCACCATGCTAAGAAGTTAGCTTTTGTAAAAGCGCCGTACTTTGTCTCATTATCTTTAGGACCTTCAATAGTCCCAACTTCTTTTTGTGCAACTTCAATAAGAGCAGCTGCTGTTCCTTTTTCCGCCACTTTAACTCCTAGTTATAGTCTGGGTCGTTTTCTTTATCTTTTGGTGCAATTGTAATTGCTGTACCTGATTGATTAGCTTCAACCTGTAGGTCAGCTGCTGTCTTAGAATTTACATCAACTGCAGCAAAAGCTGAGTTAATTTCATCTAATGAAAGTCTGCCATCATTCATAAAGCCACGTGCAAGCTTCTCTACGACTGCGGCAACTGCTGTAAGTCCAGCAACTGTTACTGCCTTTGCTACTGAGATGCCAGCAATAGAACCAGCACCAATAACTCCTAAACCGCTAGCTGCAAATGTTGCAACGATACGAAGTAAAATATTACCTGTCATTTTCATTATTCATCATCCTTTGGGTTTCTAATTGGATATGTGATGGCCCAAGCAATTAACGTCCCAATAATTGCGTACCCCACAATTGTTTTTGCGGAACCGTCAAGAACTACCCAGGCAATGAACATACCCAGTAGGGTCCATAATTGGTCAATCATGTCTGTAAATATTCTTTTCACGGTCTGCGTCTCCTCACGCCTTTACTATCTCCAGAAGCTCCTCCGCCTCCAGAACTTCCTCCGCCACTACCGCCAGAACGACTTCCGCCAGATGCGGCTCCTCCAGCAGCAGAAGCTGCAGCTCCTACCGCGTTAATTGCAGCATTACCAGCAATAACGGCAGCAACTACCATTTTTTGTGCTTCTTCTCGTTCTTGGGGAGACATATCAGCACCGATACTTCCAAGTGCTTTTAGTGCCTGCCCAGGGTCGCTAAATATTGCGCCAATTAATTCTGAAGGGTTCTCTAGTAAAACTAGGGCCGCAGCTACGTCTGCTGTAATTATAACTTCATTACCGTTTTCATCCTGCCTAACCTCAACAGGGGTCTCTGGTGGAAGGTCTTGATAAGCAATTCCAGCATCCTGAATCTGCTCTTTTGTAAGAGTGTCGCCTGGGGCTACAGATGCAATAAGAGCTTCCGCAACCAATTCTTTCTCAGCGGTAGTCAATTTACCGTCAGCTGCAAGAGCGTCAGAAAGCGCAGCTACTTCTTCTTTAGTAACTTCTCCATCAGCATTTAAAGCAGCCATAACTTTGTCAGCATCGGCAGCAGAAAGCTTGCCGTCAGATAGAACAGCTTCTACGGCAGCGGTAGCCTCTTCTGCTGGTGTGGTAGGCTCTGGGGCAGGTTCTTCTACAGGAGGTTGTGATGGTTCTTCTATCGGATTTTGTGGCTCTGGCTCTGGTGTCATTGGTTCTTGTGGTTCTTCCACAGGTTGCTCAGGTTCCACAGGAGGCTCCTCGGGTGCTACGGGTGGTGTTTCGGGCTCTTCCACGGGTGGTTGCTCTTCTGTGGGTTGTGATGGCTCTTCTGTGGGTGACTCAGTAGATGGATTTTCAGAATCTGTCTGAGGAGGAGTGGTTGGCTCATCGACAACAGGAGACGGTGGCGTTTCTGGAGCTACAGGCGCAGGTGGCGTTGAAGAAGAAGCAGCTGCTTGAGCAGCAGCTGCAGCAGCAGCCTGTTGAGCCGCTAACAGAGCAGCAGCTTCAGCATCTCTCTGAGCTTGCAACTGAAGCTGAGCGGCAGCATACTGAGAAACAGCAATGGAGACTGTGGTAGTCGCTGTCTCTAAAGCAACTTTAGCTTCATTTGCTTTTATAACTGCAGTATTAGCTAAGTCATTAGCATTAGTAATTGCTGTACTAGCTGTTGATTGGAGGTTATTCAATGTTTGAGTCTCTGTTGTTAGTGCGGACTGAGCTGTTGCAAGTACTGTCTCTGCTGCTTGCTTGTTTGCTGTAGCAGTCGTTATATTATTAGTTGCAGTAGTTACTGCAGCACGTGTATCCCAAGCAGCCTGTTGAATAGGTGCTTGTACAGCCTCAGCAGCAACCATCTCTTGGTTTTTAGTCATGTAGTTATCAAAAGCAGCATTAGCAGCATTTTGCGCGTTAGTAGCTGTAGTTTGCAATTGAGTTAAAGTTGTTGTTTCTGTTGTTAGCACTGTTTTAGCAGCTGCAAGGGTAGCTAACTGTTCTGGGGTAGCAGATGACTGTGTAAATGCTGAACCAGGAACAATTGTGTATCCCTGTCCAATATGCCAGTAGAACTGTACCCAAGCTCCACCACCATTTTCATAGTACCAAAGGGTAAATGGGTAAGGGGTATTAGAATTAAAGTTTTCCATGGAGGTTGAACCGCCTCCACCTTTGTCATACCAGTCATTTATAATTGTTTTATCATCAATAATGACTCTTACTCCGTCATCTCCAGGAGCATAAAAACGTATAGTTCCACCAACTGGAAAAGTAATATTGCCAGAGTACTTAACAATTACATCTTCTGAACGAGTAGAGCCAGCAACTGGGCCGCTACCCCACTGCTCGTTAATCCCATTTGTATCTGTAAATGTACGAATAGGAACAGCATTTGCTGGAAGAGTTGGAGCGTTGTTCTGACCCTGTACGTTGTAAACCTCTACCTTTAATCCTGGAGATGTATTAACATCTACTGCAGCCTGAGCTGTATCTTTAACTGATTGAGCAGTAGCAACAACAGGAATCTGTGCAGCAACAGCTTCATTAGCTGGAGCTACAGCAGCTTGTGCAACATCGTTAGCATCACGAGCTACAGCATTAGCTTCTTGGGCTGCAATAGTAATTGGGGTCTGAGTATTAAGCGCATTCTCAGCAGTTTGGTTATTTGCTACGGCTGTATCAAAAGCAGATTGAGCCGTACTTGTTACAGTGGTTTTATCTTGAACTACAGCAGTTGCTGAATCAACGGCTGTAGTTGCTACGGCTACTACTGCTGTTTGAGTATTTACGGCTTGAACTGTTGCAGTTGCACTGTCTACGGCTGTCTGAGCAGCAGCAATAGCCGTAGTAGCTACTTCTATTTTGACTACAGTAACTTGAACTGCTTCTACTACAGAAGGGGTAGAAGCCACAGCTTGAGCTATTACAGGGGTAGGAAGAAGAGTGGAAACCGCCGCTTCAGCCCCACTAACAGCAGTACTTACTGTTACAGTAGCGCTATTAATTTTAGATTGTATGGAGGTAACCGTAGGTGTCTCGGGAGATGATGTACTTGGCGTTTCTGCCTGTGGTGTGGTTGATTGGTTGGTTGATGGCGTTCCGCTGGATGAAGTTACGGTTGATGGTTCAGTTGCACCACTTGAAGAAGGAGACGTCTGAGGCGAAGGAGTTGGTTCAGGGGTTGAAGACGGCCCAGGAGAACTGGTTACAACAGGAGTCGCGGAGGGCGCAGGAGTACTCGTTACTGTTGCTCCATCAGAAGGAGCAGGGGAAATGACCTGTTGTTCTACAACAGGGTCGTCAGCGTAGGCAGATTGTTGCCCTAATAAATAAAGAAATAATGTAAGGAATAATGCTGCGAATAAACGCAGTGGAAGAATGTTATCTTCTCTCTCCTAATAGGTTAAGCCTATTGTATAAGATTTAAATAATTATTAGGGTCAAAGATACTTACAGATTTAGATTTAAGAGATTCAAAATTATTTTTTACATGGTGACCGCAAAACATTAACTCACCATTAAGAAAAGTAACGACAACTTGTGCAGCTGCAGGACAAGCGTCACATCTGTCCGCCAGAGTCAGCTCCCGCTGAGGAGTCTGAGTTACTGTTGTCATTTTGCTCTCCTTCGGTTGTCTGTCCATTGTGGACACTTCCACCACCAACCCCACCCCAATAGGCGGGCCAATAAGGAACAACTATACCGCCAACTCGTAAACCTAGTTGGCTATTTAAATTTATATGTTTGTGTTGAGCGTGTTTATTTTTTTTCTTTGTCATTATGTTCTTTCTCATAATGACGCAGCATTTCCTCTTGATTTTCTGGATTCCAAGAATACCAAGGGTCTTCCCCACCATCATATGGGTCTGGAATAATAGGTTTACGCTTAGGGTCGTGTGCTCTATCAGGCGCGGACATTATCGCCATCCTCATCATCTTCAGGTTTATGTGAATTCCAAAAGCCAGAACTTTTTGTATACGGAGTTCCGTCTTTATGTTTAGGAGTTGCGGTTTCATCTCCACGAGTAAAACGCCAGCGTTGGTCACGTTCACTACCAGGCTCGTACGGGCTTGTAAACTGTTTTTCACTTCGTTTATCGATGTGGTCTTCAGCCATTATTTTTTGCCCTTCTTTGCACGAAATTCTTTTTTATTAGGCAAACCTAAATCTTTAGCGATTTGAGAGCGACCTTCTTTAGTTGCAACGTCTTGAGTTGGACCCCCAGGTCGAGTACTAGCTGATGCTAATACTCCCCAATTTGGCACACCTTCTGGTTTTAAGTGGTCAGGCTTTTTATTGTGACCCTCAAATACTCTACCAGTAGAGGCAACGTTTTTTATTACATCTTGTGGAGTTCCCGCATAGGTACGCATTGAGCCTGCTTTAGTACTCCAATTACCTACAGGACCTACTGGAGCAATGATTGTAGTACCAACTGCAGCAAATTGATTTGCACTACGTTTATCTACATGTTCATTAGCCATTATATGCCTCCTAGGTATTTCTTACGATTTTCTGCAAAATTTGCTTGACGGGTAGCCGCCTCTTTTACTTCTGGAGTAGCTTTTTCCATTGCCTCAGGAGTCTTACGCGCTTGCTGAACTTGGAATTGAAATTCCTCTTCACGCTTAGACGCAGGGTCCTGATGACGATTAATCATTGTTTTCCCTTTTTTAATTTATAATCGTTTAAATTAGTTACATTTTTAGGTAAAGCTCTATCTTGTGGAAGCTTACCTAAACTCTTTAATGTAGCAATCTCACCACCATCTGCTTCAAAATTGCTTAAACTTGAAACTGGGCTTTTTAGTTTACGCAATGAGGATTCTAGCTTTCCAGGTTCGTAATCTAAAGATTGAGTGAAGGCTTTCATAGCCAATGGAAATTGGTCTTCCCCTTTTCTATAAATAGCCATTACTTTTCATTTTCTTTCTTGCCCGCACGACGTTTATTCTCTTTAGCAGTATTTTTACTACGAGAGATAGCTCTTAGGTTGCCCTTCGAGTCATTATTGTGGTTATTGTCCTTATGGTCAACAGTTGTGTCCTTAGACTTAATTTTACCGTTTTTAGACTCATAATCAGCGCGAGCTTTATTCTTAGAGGTAGTAACCCACTTACCGCCTACCTTCTTCTTGTAAACGTAGATAGGGCGTCCGCCATTGGCGTCAGAACCCTTATAAGGACCAAACTTCTTTGTCTCTGCCATATTACGGTCTCACATCCGAAGAAGGCATCATTCCTCTTCCCATTCTACTTCCAGTACTCATACTAGGAAAAGTAGGTTTTGCTGGTTGCATTGGGGTACGAGTAACAGGAGCTGGAGCGGAGAAAGAACCGCCACTACTACCAGATTTTTCAATAATATTATTTATTGGAGTTGCCTCTGAACCCGATGTTCCCATAATACGGTTAAGGCCTACACCACCGCCAGGAAATTGATTTGCATTTGGAAACATTAGCAGTCCCATGCCCTTCTTGCTTCAGCCATTATTTAGGAGGTCCAAACTTTCTAAATTGAGGAGGGACAACTGGAGTTGGTGCACCATTACCTGTTTTTCTTGCGCCTGCTAGAGTTACGTAAGAACCCTTTTCAACTGGAGCGCCTGTTCCACTCTTGCGTTCAATCTTAGGTCCAATAATTGGTTCCATTGCCATTAACAATCCCACTTTCTACGTGCCTTATTCAAACGACTATTTGGGTCTTTAGCTGCTTTAGGAAAATCTTTTGCTTGTCCAGCTGAACGTGCACAGTATGACTTACGTCGTGCTGCAGACTTAGGGGACTTCTTTGCCTGTTCTTTTGATACAGGCGGCTTAAGATTATGGCCTTCTTTTTTAGCGGAAGCACGACCCTTTGCATTTAGTCCGCCTTCTTTGTTCTGTCCTTCTTTGCGTGTCCACGCTGGTGATTTAGCCATTCTTCTTGTGCCAATCCTTAGTAGCTTTGACGCCTTGCTTAATAGTCTTAGCGCCAGCTTTCTTAGTCAAGTTAATCTTATCGTACTTCCCCTTATTACCAGCATGGTCGACAATAACTTCACCCTTTTTATTTTTCTTAATGGTGTGCTTTTCTCCAGCAGCTTTTATTGTCTTAGCCATTATTAACCCTTGTAAGAAGAAGTCCAGTTATCGAGGGAGTTTCCTTCGCCACTACCATCTTTGCGACCTTGAACCATGTTTTGTACACGGCCTTCAACGCCTGCAATTGCTCCACGCTTTGCTGCTTGACCTGCTGCAGAGCCGCCAACTCGTAAAATCATTGGTGCCAAACGTGCAAGTATTCCGCCTGCTGCTGCCATTTTTTTACCTCGTCTTCTTATTGAGTGATTTGTTTAAAACATCGGACGCTTGTTCAGATACATTGTATCTTCCGTATGTTGGACGGGGACCCGCAAACATACCAACATTGGTATTTCTAAATTCATTTACGCGACTTCGCTTCGACGAAGGGGTTTTTTTGGTGGTTACACCCTTCTTAAATCCCGCACGTTCTGCACGGGACTTACCAAGGGCTGCGTCTTCCATTAGTCTACAATCTGGTCTCTGCATAAGCAATTGCATTCGTCAACGATGCAAAGACCATGCTTAACTTCATGCTCACATTTTGTGCAAAATCTAGTTATTGTCATTCTTTTTATTTTCTCCCATCCAACCAGGGCCTGCAATTAGCTTAGGTCCCTTACGTTCTGTTCCAGAGTTTCCAAGAGCTATTGCTTCATCTTCATGCTTTGTAAGCTCGGGGGAGTCGGGTTTTGCTTCTACACGTAAACCTTTACCAAGAACATCTTTAGTTGTACGAAATACATCTAGATTGATGACTCTTTTTGGGTCGCGGGCTCTATCTTTACTCATACCTAAAAGTATCCCTTATTTGGCTTTTATAGTAAGGATATACTCCGAATAAGCAATTAAAAGCATGTCAATTAGTTGATTAGCGTTATCGGGGTGTTTTTCTTTAAAATGCTCTTTCCATGATATAGCGTCATATCTGAGTGAACCACAGCCATTATTTACATCTGCTATAAGCATTTTGGCGCAGCGTTGTACTCGGCTAGGTACATCCATATTATCTGCAAGCCAATCCATGAAGTTCATGGGTGAAGAGTACTAAATAGGAGAGTCTAAAACCTCATCAACCGAATCATCAATTGTTCTGCTGTGTTCCTTAGAGCAGTTGCCGCATTCCTTGCACATTGGACAAGTCTAACGTATCCATGGGATGTAAATCTGCGCGAGGCACGTACCATGTGGTTGCGTTATAGATGAACTCTGGTTTTTTGCACTCATGCCCATAAGCCCAACCAAGGGCGACATATGGTGGCATTGTGTATGGCGGGGTTTCCATTTTGGTTCGAATTGCAAGTCCTCCACCAAGAAGTACGTAAATCTGGTCATCATCATCTCTACGTGTCATACGTAAGCGACCTCTGCTACTTTCCGAGGCGCAACATGGTGCGTTACACCCCTGTGGAAAGGTGTAGCGGACCTCAAAGCCATCAACATCTAGCTCTGTCTTAAATTTATTAACATGCGGGGTGAACTCTTTAATACCAATCATTCGGGCAAAGGCTAGCTCACTACCTGCACAGATGGTATGTTGCAGCATTTCCCAGTGGTCGCCTTCATAGTAGTTGACGTTACGCTCGGGTTGCCCAAACATCTCTGCTTGACGCTCGTAGCCAACTTGGCATACAAGGGCTACCTCTTCTACGGTAAGGGAGTAGTTCCACATATTAAAATCCTCTCTGGTGGCATTGAAGGGTAAGATACTCTACTTTTTGTCCTCTGGAAAAATTGGCGGCGGTTTTCGCGGGGTAGCCGTCCAGAAGGACTTGGTGTACGCCTAATCGCTTTATTCTCTTCTTCAAGACAGCTCCTTCTTTCCTCTCCTCTGCATACATTCCAAGATAGAGAATTCCTAGTATTAAAGCCTCCTCGGCACTGTTAGCAATCCCCTCAATCAGCTCCCAGACTAAATCATCAATCTCAGGCCCAGCCATCTCATAGACCCTGCAGAACTTGTCGTAGGCTACTGCCTTGTCTTTCCACTTACTCATTTTCTCGAAGTACCACTCATCTGTAGGAGCAAACCTTGAACCGTCCCCCCGCTCTACATAGACACAGTAATCATCAAACTTTCCTCGACCCATCAATAATCGCATCCCCCGCAATTCCCACATGATTCTCATACCCGCATCCTAGGCTACTGCCTAGCAGTTGCACAACTTCATTTTATTAAGGTAGTCTCTTTTTATGAAAGTAGCCCCGCAATCGATTGAAGCTGGCAAACGAAACTTTGCTGAAGCCACTGCCCGAAGAAAAGCCGCTCTTGAACCTCGTCGCGCAGCTGAGCAGTTAGCCAGAGAAGAACGCCAACGCCTTATTCTTATAAAAAGGCTACATAAAACTATAAAACGATATGCCAAGGCCAAACAAAGAGAAGAACTTAGTACCCAGCATGGAGTCGTAATAGGCGACTACGGTAGATGTAAAAAAGTTAATGGAACTGCCTGCACCCCCTGCAAAGAGATTGCAGCAAAATATGTACGTGACCTGTGGCATTCAGACCCTAAGTACAAAGCTAAAGAAAAAGAGTGGTATAGAAACAACCCCGACAAAAGGCACAATAGCAAAAACCGACACCGTGTTAAAGGAGGCAAACATAGAGCCTACACACGGAATCAAATTATTAAACGCGATGGTACTGACTGCTACCTTTGCAATACCCCTCTTGACTTTAACGCAGCAACCCACCAAGGACAGCCTGGATGGGAGCTATATCCACATATTGAACATGTAATACCCCTTGTACTTGGAGGCGATGACACGCTAGAAAATGTAAAACTAGCCCATGCAAAATGTAATATTGAAAAAGGAGTTAGGCTACTGCCTAGCAATATAAGCACTACTCACGCCTAAACACTGGTGGCTTTTGTTACTGGCGAGTAACTTAATGGGGGGGGGGGTCTTTATAACGATTAGATAACAATGAGCGACACGCCGTGTCTATCTATTGCGTATCTCTTGCGCTTAGTCTAAGTTTAGAAATGAGCAAGGGGCTCACTTATCGGGAAAGGATAAGAAAATGGCACAAGTTATGAATATCTCAACCGCCCTAATAGGCACGCTACATATATCAGGCACACGCACCCGCGACGGACAACCTCTGCGCGGTATTATCAAGCAGGCAGACCGCAAACCATCACACGACCGCGACGGGCTTATTGCCTATGCTATCGAGTTTCGGGTTGATGATAATCCAATGGACAGTTACTGGAGCACTCTCTATGTTCAGATAGACAATGCCCCATCTACTGAGGGGGAGGACGAATAATGTCTAAGGAATTATTATTGACCCCCGAACTTATCGCCCTAATTAACGAGGCATTTAATAGCGAGCAGGCGAACGAATACACGCTAACCGACGATGGCACGCTTGAAGGGTTCAGCCACGAAATAGTGGTTCAACAGGGGCGATACATAGTCAGGGGCTCAGATTGTTCCCGATGCAATGGTTCTCACGTAAATTGTGAATATGTAGAACGAGTAACGAGCGACCCCGAGGAGGCTCTAGAAAATCTAGAACTTATCCGAGGAATGGAGGGGGAATAATGAACACATGTTCAATATGTGGAACAAAAGAAGGAATCGTGTTTAGTGGCGTGGATGCGTTCATGTTAGGTTGCATGGATAGGATAGAAAAAATCTGCTATCCATGCGCTAACGAGGAAAGGGAGAAGGTAAATGCCTAGACTTAGAAAACCTGAGCCCGTTGCATTAAATGATGATGAGTTATATGCGCTAATGCGGGTTACCATTGGTTATCTCCCCAAAGTTAGAAGGTTCAAACCTAGTAAGTATGAACTAGGACTATTAAAAGACGCTTACCATAAAGTAGCGAAGGAATACTACGCCCGCGCTGAGGAACAACAGCGCATTGACGAGGAACTATACAAGATAGCGGAGGAATACATAGAGCCTAAGTATGAATAGAACTGAGCGCAGGTGGGAGCGCTCTCAATAAATAAACCACTAGTGAGCCCGCTAGACGAAGGCGACGGGCAAAGGAATGAAGTTTCCGATTAACAATACTATCCACAAAGGGCAGGCGCTTCCCCGCTTGCCCTTTGTGCTTTCTGCATTTAGCTGAAGAGTTTGTGTTGGTGGCTATGTGGCTGGCTGAGGGATACCGAAGCCGCTCAGCCACATAGCCACCAACACAAACACTCTCGGCGCGTCGCTTGTATTGCTATACGATATCGTATAAATTGAGGGCACTTGATGAGCAAGGGGCTCACAAGGAAAGGAATAAGATTATGTTAGGTAATGAGATTATGTTCTATAACGGCTTTAACCTATTCATTGACTTGATTATCGCAGGAGTTGTCGGACTTTCTGTGTATCGTTGGACTAGGGGCAGAGCGTGGCTAGATGGATACGGCGCAGGGTGTTCGGATACGGAAACCTATCAAAACCAAAACGCTGAGGAACTCTCTGACTATATGTGGGAAACCTACCGCGAACAACGCGACGCACTTAATGAAATAGACCGCGATGTCCAAGAATTAAAAAAACTTGCTGACCAGTTAGATAATATGTGATTACTATGACTACAACAACCACAACGATAAAGTGGCACCGCAGGGACTACAACGCGCATAGCGCAATTATCAAGGAAATGATAGACGCTCAAATCTTTGACACCTACACTCTAAAGCAGTTGGCTAGTTATCTTGGTCGTATGTATGAAAAGGATAACCCGCAGTTTGACTATGTTAAGTTTATGAGTGCTTGCGGATTTACTCCGCTTGTTCTTTCTTAAACCCCTAAGAAACAAAAGCCCCGCAGCCGTCACTGTGGGGCTTTTGCTTTGCAGCTAAGAGTTTGTGTTGGGGCTATGGGCTATGGCTGAAGGAACTGAACGCCCATAGCCCATAGCCCCAACACAAACTATCGGCGTGTCGTTGCATATCTAATGAGATGTCGCTATTATCGGCATTGAAAGGGGGAGATATGACTCATCTACCTAATAGATTAACCATTGAAGACTTTCTAGACGATAGTATCGCTAGAGAAGTTGAAGGTGTTGATTACCCGTATTCATCTCATAAGATACAGGTAGGAGACATTGTCTATGGAACACGCTCTAAACAATGGGAGTGGGAAGTAGTAGCAATTAGATGGAATAAGGCTGACTATAGATACGACGCCTTATTAGAAAGTAGAACGCTAGTAGGCTCAACTTGGTCGGGCAACCCATCTACCTATTGGGCTTATGGAACAAACGAGGAAGGCGTAGTCGTTACTCGTCGTATTATGCTAGTTAGAAACCTAATGAAAAAACACAACTATGAAGGGGAAACCAATATGGCAACAGAATATGAAATTAGCGGAAGTGGCGACCGCGTTAGTATCAAATTGGGTGGGCGTTGGACATCTATCGGAATTGAGGAAGTAGCCGAATTGTCTGACTTTCTATTAAGCGCAAGGGTGCAATTAAAAGACGCACGAATTAAGTTCCTGCAAGGATTTATTGACGATTATCAGGGACAGATATCGGAACTTAATAAATTGTAATCCCCCGATTACACACGCGGCTAGCCCCTTGCTGAAAAGCAGGGGGCTAGCTTGTTTGTGTTGGCTTATATGGCTGGGCAGGGGTAGCGTCGCTTCGCAGCTACCCCTAGCCATATAAGCCAACACAAACTATTTTCGAACGGGTGTTCGGGGTGCTTGCGACACGTAAGGCAAAGAGATTGCATTCTATATTTGACTATGATTAGATGAGCGCATGCGAAACCGTTTCG